CAACAAATATATTGATCTAAAGGCAGCAACAATTGCGGATTCATCCAAAGGAATCCTTGCTGCTCCAGCAATGGATCCTGATGGTAGTTCCATTCTATCTGTTGTCAAAGTATTTCAGATGTTCAATACACTAGGCGGATCTGCTGGTATCAACATATTTGATGCAAAATATCAAATTGCATTGAATGACTTGTTTGGTTTATATTCCAGTACTGGTTCTGGATACACGATGGGTTCTATTCAGCATTACGATATCACTAAAAGACATTTAGCATTGCTACAAGATTATCTGACACCAGAAAAAACAGTACGCTTCAGCAAAGTAACAAATAAGATCTATTTGGATACAGAATGGAAGGATTTTACTCCTGGCGACTTCCTTATGTTTGAAGCATATAAGATTCTTGATCCAAACACATATCCAGAAATCTATAATGATAGATTGCTAAAATCATATACCACCGCACTTATAAAGAAGCAGTGGGGTTCCAATCTATCAAAATATAATGGAATTTCTCTTGCTGGTGGTGTGACATTGAATGGTTTGGAAATATACAATGAAGCACTAGCAGAAATAGATCTATTAGAAAAAGAAATGGCATCTCGTTACGAATTGCCACCAGACTTCATGGTAGGATAAAATGGGAGTAAATCCATATTTTAACAACCACGGTTATAGACCAACACAAGATCTGATTAATGATCTTGTCAAGGAAACAATCAAGATACATGGTATCAATTGTTTTTACATGCCAAGAGAATTTAAAAATATGGATTCTTTGTTTGGTGAAGACACAAGTGCAAAGTTTCGTTATGCATTTCAAATAGAGATGCATCTACAGACTTCAACTGGTTATGATGGAGACAAAGAAACCATAACCAAACTGGGTTTGGAAAACAGAGATATTCTTCGTCTACAAGTTTCTAAAGACAGATTTATACACGAAACAATTGCATTCAGAAAATACTTCCCAGATAGACAGATCGAAAGACCAACTGAAGGAGATTTGATTTATTTTCCTTTAGATTCTGGACTCTACGAAATTAAATTTGCAGATCAGGATTACGACTTCTATCAATCTGGTAAGGTTTATTCCTTCATGTTAACTTGCGAGAAAGTCAAGTACTCCTATGAACAAATCAATGTCAACAACGATGACATTAACACTTCAGTTAATAATCAAGTCAATAAAATTGATAACAATAATGATGGTATTATTGATGAATTCAATATGGCAAAGGATAAAGATCACGCAACCGCTGCAAACAATAGTGAAATAAATACAGAATCACGAAGTGTATATGATTTTACAGAGAACGATCCATTCTCTGGAGGTAATTACTGATGTTCGGAGATCCATTCTATCATTCAACACTACGCAAGACAGTAATCGCATTTGGATCATTATTTGATGGTTTATATGTTGTTCGTAATCAAGACGGAAATAATATAAAAATTAAAGTACCTATTGTGTATAGTGGTAAAGAAAAATTTATTCAAAGATATAAAGATACTTTAAATAAAGAAAATAAAGATAATGTAGTACTACAAACTATTCTTCCGAGAATGGGATTTGAGATGGGAGAAATATCATATGATGCATCTCGTAAGAAACCATCAGTCAACAAAAGAATAATAGAATCTCAACTTGAAACATATAAGTTAAATTATATTGAAGTACCTTATAATGTAAATTTTAATCTTACTGCATATGTTCGTTACATGGATGATGGATTGCAGATCGCGGAACAAATTCTTCCATATTTTACTCCAGACTTTACGGTTGCAATAAAACAAGAAGTATCTGGTGAATCTGGAGAAAAAATGAATATTCCATTTGTTTTAAATTCAGTAGAAATTCAAAATGATTATGAAGGATCTATGGAAGGAAGTTCTCGCATGATAATGTGGAATTTTGAATTTACTGCAAGAATTAATCTATTTGGTCCAAGTAACAATACTGGTATCATTCGTTCTGTAAATGCAAATTATATTATAGATAATCCAGAAGAACAGGTATAAGATATATGCATTTTCCCAATAATAGTATTTCCATACAACTATCTCCAACCGACACACAGGTTCTTGGAAGAGAACCAAATTTCATAGCAGGATTTTATAAAGAATTAAGTGGACTTTATTTGTATGGATATGGAAACAGTCGGGGTGTTTCTCCAGATAATTCTTCGACCAACTCATCAAATAGAGCAATAACTGGTTGGAATCCTGCAAGTATTTTGGCATCAAGTAAACCTAATTGGGTTGGTTTTTTAAATTACAAATCAAACAATGAAGTGCATTTTAATGGTTATCTTGGAAACGACAACAACGGTTCAAGAATAACCATACTGAGCAGAAGTATTACAAGAACAAACAAACACTTTTTGAATTTTCCAGGCACAGATGAGAATAATGGCGGAATAAGTATATTATTTAATTATTGTGGTCAAATGCTTTTAAATGACGGATCTCAGACCGCAAGAGTGGCAGAAGCAGTAATAGTAATAGGAACTCATGCTGAATTAACAAGAAGAGGATATGGTAGTGATATTAATAAAATATGGTTGGTAAGAAAAGATCAAGGAATTTTTACAGCAGAAGATATAACGGAGTCGCTAAGAGTAAGATTTCAGATGGCATCTGCGGAAGAAGTGGTTGGGTGTTTTGTAACTGATGATATGTTTATGATTACAAGTACGCCATTTCCTTCTACTGCAAATTATCCTTATATATTTTCTGATAGTGTTTTTGCAGATATTGATGTATCTGATATTCAAAAATATCTGACTGTTCATACTATTGATCAAAACAATTATATTAGAGGTACTTCTATAACTCCAATTAATACAGTATCGTTAAAATCGAGCATGTATTATTTAACTAAAGATAATTTTAATTCTATAATTTTAAATAATTTAAATACCAATAATATTATATTGGAAACAGATTCTGATGATTTAAAAATAAAAAAATTAATTGAATTTTATGGAGCGCCGAGCGGACCAGTAGTTGGAGATTCTTCTTCTTGTCACTTTATACGAGAAGCAAATAATATTGATGTATTTTTAGGTGGAACTACAATAACTTTTCCAGAAATATATCCAATTGTAAATATAAATAAAGCAACATCGCCAACTGCAACTGATCTTGTAAATAAATTTTTTAATTATTTGGAAGAACTTGCTTTAACTGTTTTAAATTTACCAGATTTTTACAAACCAAATATTATTAATTTAAATGATAATTTGCATTTATACTATAAAAATTTAATTGAACAAAGGTCTTTAAATTATAAAAATTTTTCAGAACCATATTCTCCTATAAATTCAAATTTTCCTTCAATTTTACATCAACAAATATCATTTGATGTTGATTTAAATACTGTCATTGACACCGTATATCTTCCAAATACTATAAAATTTAATAAAATATTTGAAGATTTATCTGTGTCGGAATTGTATCAATTTAAAAATTTATTTTTAACAGGAGATGTTTGGTATAGTTATCCTTTCTCTACTTTTAAAGGATATTATACAGCACAAGATATCAATAAACGAAATAAATTCACAAACATAGGAAGAGCATTAAAGGTTGTATCAAATGACGGTGTTGTAGTCAAAAGTAATTCTGGAAAATTAGTATATCAATTAAAATTAAATGATTATTTAAGAGAAAATATACCTTTAAATCAATCGCAAATTGATACTGGTTCTGCAATATTATCAAGTAATTCTGTTCTAAAAAAGTTTTTCAGTAATCAAAAATATGAAAATAAACCAACGCTATTGAATTTTGAATTTATAAGAAAAAAAATAGACGGATCACAAGAACCATTTTTAGATTATACTATAACATATAGTGCAACATTGGATGCATTGGTTGAAAGTCAAATAGACTATACAAATTATGAAGTTTTAATTTATTATCCTATGAATGTTCTTGATCAATCTAAATCATTTACCATATTGCACGATTTTTATCTACAACAAGAAAAAAATAGATTATATGATACTATTCAGTATGTGACTAATTCTAGTATAATTTCTTTAGAATTTTTAGCAAATCAATATTATGAATTTAATTTAAATTTTAATAATATTGATCAAGGTGATGCAGTAATAATTAAAATGCAAGATCCGTATGATGCTACAAAATATCTAACAACTACAATTTATAGTGAATTTAAAGAAAATACTTTAAATATATCATCATATTCTTTAAAAGAAAATACAAGACAATATATTAAAACAAAAGCATTAAACTATACCTATGATATAGAATATACATATCCAGATCCAAATTGTAGTAGTGCGGGTGGTTCTTCGTCAAGAGGAGATTATAACGGAGATGGAAAAATTGACGGTGCGGATCTTGCTGTATTATTAGCAAATTGGGGTTCGCATGATTCTGATTATGATTTATCAGGAGATAATATCGTAGGTCCAGAAGATTTAGGTATTTTGCTTGGAACATGGGGAAGTTTATCAAGTGGAGCAAATATAGATCCAACATCAACAAATTGTCAAGATTTAACGATCACCTCCGTTTATCATGTAACTTATTTTGATTTAATACCAGAATCTTTAGATATAAATACAAATAATGATGTTATTAGACCAGATTTGTTAATTTTTTATCCAAATCAATCATATCCCGTGTCAGATAACAATATAATAAAAACTTATTAATTATGGAACCAAAAAATTTTGATAATTTACAAGATGAGTTCAATCTTCAAAAAGTTGAAGTTGTAGAACCAACAGAAGTAAAAGCAATTCAGCGAGTCGAACCAAATATAGACAAGCATCTGGATGCAGATTACGAAGAGATTCGTACAAATTTAAAAGATATTATCAAGCGCGGAGCAGAAGCGATTGATGGTATTCTTTTGGTCGCATCGGAAACACAACAACCAAGAGCATATGAAGTTGTTGCTACTCTGATTAAGAGTGTATCCGATGTCAACAAAGATTTGCTTACTATGCATAAACAAATGCAAGATATAAAAAATGATAAACCCGAAAGCAAGCAAAGCGCGGGTCAAATTACCAATAATTCGATCTTTGTAGGAAGCACCAGTGATCTACAGGCATTGATTAAAGGTCGTTTGGAACAAATAAGACATATTGATCAATGAGTGAAAAAACATCATATCTTGGTAACCAAAACCTAAAACCTGCTAATGTACCAATTAATTTTACCCAAGAGCAGGTAGAAGAGTATATCAAATGCTCTCAGGATCCTAATTACTTTATTGAAAAATATATTAGAATCGTAAATGTAGACAAGGGACTTGTTCCCTTCAAGATGTACGATTTTCAGAAAAATATAGTACAGACTATACATGATAATCGTTTTACCATAGCAAAACTACCTCGTCAGTCTGGTAAGTCCACGACCGTAGTATCATATATTTTACATTATATTCTTTTCAATCCTAGCGTGAATGTTGCTATTTTGGCAAACAAACAAGCGGTTGCCCGTGATCTGCTTACAAAGATCAAGACTGCTTACGAATACCTACCCAAATGGATTCAGCAAGGTGTAGGTGAGTGGAACAAGGGTTCTATTATTTTAGAAAATGGTTCCAAAGTAGTAGCATCAGCAACCTCATCTTCTGCTATTCGTGGTGGTTCTTACAATCTGATTCTTCTGGACGAGTTTGCGTTCGTCCCCCCAGGCATAGCAGAAGACTTCTTTAGTTCTGCATATCCTACTATTTCTTCTGGTACTACCACCAAAGTAGTAATTGTATCGACTCCCAAGGGATTGAATATGTTTTACAAACTTTGGGTGGAAGCAGAGGAGAAGAGAAACGAGTTCGTACCTGTAGAGGTGCATTGGTCGGACATTCCAGGTCGTGATGCTAAATGGAAAGAACAGCAGATTCGCAATACTTCCGAAGAGCAATTCCGTCAGGAATTCGAATGTGATTTTATTGGTAGTTCCAATACCCTGATATCTGCTTCTAAGTTAAAGACTTTGACATTTAAATCTCCAATCTATAAAGATGAAAATGGATTGAAGGTATATGAAGAACCAAAGATTGGACACACTTATGTTATGACGGTAGATACCTCCAGAGGAAACAATCTGGACTACCATGCATTTACAGTCATAGACATAACCAGAGTACCATACAAGGTAGTTGCGATATTTAGAAATAATGAAATGTCACCGATGGTATATCCTAATGCAATATACCCAGTTGCTAGAAAGTTCAACGATGCATTTATATTGGTAGAAATCAACGATATTGGCGGACAAGTGGCGGACTTACTGTATAACGAATTGGAATATGATAATGTTTTGGTGACTTCTGTTCGTGGCAGAAAAGGTCAAACTCTTGATGGTGGATTCGGTGCATCTGAGAGTCAGTTGGGTATTCGTACAACCAAAGCAGTCAAGCGTTTGGGATGTTCGTTGCTAAAATCATTCGTAGAAGATGATAAATTAATTTTTACAGATTACGACATCGTGCAAGAACTTGTATCGTTTACATCCAAAAACCATTCATATGAAGCAGATACTGGACACAACGATGACCTTGTAATGTGCTTGGTTCTGTTCTGCTGGTTGAGTACACAGAACTACTTCAAAGATCTTGCTAATATGGATATTCGTAAGCAAGTGTTTGATGAAAAATTAAAACAACTAGAAGATGAACTTACTCCCTTTGGTTTTATAGAAACGGGTATAGATCCAGATTTGGAGATAGACGAACAGGGAAATGGCTGGACATTGGCGGATCCATACACCTAATGTAAACGGGTGTTTTTATACATATCTTTAGTATCAACTATAAAATATTAAAGTAAAATATTTGGATCTTAAGGAGACAACGAAATGGCATTTCAAGTCAGCCCAGGCGTACAAGTTAGAGAATTCGATCTTACTGCAATAGTTCCAGCAGTTTCCACCACACCAGCAGGGTATGTTGGTTTATTTCAATGGGGACCAGCAGATCAAAGAGTTCTCGTCAACACCGAAAAACAACTAGAAAGCATTTTCTTCAAACCATTAAACGATCCATATTATGCAACATCGTGGATGATGGCATCAAACTTCTTGACATATGGTGGTAATCTACAAGTCGTAAGAAGCGTAAGTGATGCTACGACCTTTGATGCTACAAATGGTAATGATGCAAATTCTGTTTCTATTAAATCATATCCCGATTCTCATAATGATGGTGGGGATGTCTATGTTTATAGAGGACCACTATACGGATGCTACAAAAACGGATCTCCCATTGGCGTATCCGATGCAAGATATGTTGCACCTCAATCTGTTGTAATAAATAACAGTTATTTTGCCAGTAGTGTAAATACTTTGTATGCTGGAACGAATACATCAGTCTATGCTTCAAATACATCAACTGGAACAGGTGCAACTATATGGACAAGTAACGGTCTAACCAGACTCACCACTTTAACTGTATATTTTGATTGCGACTGTGATGGTCATATTGATGATAGATATATTGATGCCGATGGAAATAATATTAGAGATTATAGTCAAGCAGATCTTGTTGCATCATACGCTAGTAATAGCACTAATATAAATTATTTTTTGTTAAAACAAAGACTTGTCGATGCCTTGGATGCATTATCGAATGCATTGGATATATATAATGTAGATCCTAATGGATATTATTTCCAATCAAATATTAATAATTTTAAAACATTATTTGATAAAGTTACATTTGCAACCACAACTTTGTTGAAAAATAGTGTTGGTTACAATTTAACATCCAGGCCTACTACTGAAACTGAAAAAGTCTCATATTATAACAACGCAACTGCATATTTTGAGGTAGTGCAGACTCTAGCAAGAGAAACAGTTCGTCAAATTACTATTGGTTTGGAATCTGTTATTCCACCTACAGGTTCATTTGTACAAATTAAAAACAGAGAACACTTTGAAACGATGTCGATGGGTGGAGACTTGTCCACCGCAACATTCTATTCTAAGTATCCTGGCACTTATCTAAACGGTGTAGGTATCGTAATATACGGTAAAGGATTCACCGATACTTATATTACCACAACAAGAGATACAAATTCTCTATATACCACCCCATATCCACAGTGGGCAAAAAATACATTTGATGTATTTGCTAATTATCCAGATACAACAGATCAAGCATCGCAATACGGATTCAGTGGTGACGAAATACATGTTGCCATAATAGATCTTACAGGTTCTATAACAGGTGTAAAGAATCAAGTATTGGAAACATACGAAGGACTTTCAGTTGCAGGAGATGCAAAGAAGTCCGATGGAACGACAAACTATTGGGCAAGTGTAATTAATAACAAATCACAATATATTTGGGTAGGTGATAAAGATGCAGATCTTCAATTTACACCAAATAGTGGTTTGGAATGGGGTACAAATTTTGCAGGAAATACTCCAGCAGCATTTGCTACACTTTTAGGTTATGAAGATCCAATTGGCACTGCCATCTGCACACTTGTTGCAGGAGATGTTGCAGGAAGAAACAATCAATTTAATTCTTCTACCGCAGCAGTATCTGCAAGAATTCTAGAACAATATCAAACATCGTTTGGTGATGCAGATGAATCCGATATTTCTATTCTTGTTGGATATAATACAACAATTCCTTCGGATTTGAATTCCTTGGTTGCAATTGCAGAAAATAGAAAAGATTCTATTGCATTCGTATCTGCTTGCCATAGTCTAGATCTAATTGGTGGTGCAAGAGCAGACTTGTTAGAAGGTATAACGGACTTTGTTGATGCAATGGGTTCTTCTTCCTATGGCGCAATGGATTCTGGTTATAAGTATCAATACGATAGATTCAATAATGTCTATCGTTACATTCCACTCTGTGCAGATTCCGCAGGATGTGCGGTTCGTACAGATAATCAAAAGGATCCTTGGTGGTCACCAGCAGGATATGATCGCGGACGCATTCTCAATGTAGTCAAACTCGTATTCAATCCAAACAAGGATGAACGCGATATTCTCTATAAGAAGAATGTAAACCCAGTGATCACATCTCAAGGTTTCGGAGTCATTCTCTTTGGTGATAAGACTCTACAAAAGAAACCAAGTGCATTTGATCGCATCAATGTTCGTAGACTCTTCAATGTCCTTGAGAAGTCTATCGCAACTGCTGCCAAGTTCCAACTCTTCGAATTCAACGATGCATTTACTCGTTCACAATTCAAGCAATTGGTAGAACCTTTCCTCCGCGAAGTTCAAGGTAAGAGAGGTCTGACATCCTACTCAGTTGTATGTGATGAAAGCAACAATACACCAACTGTCATCGACTCCAACAGATTCGTTGCAGATATCTTTGTTGCACCAAATCGTTCCATCAACTTCATCCAACTCAACTTCGTTGCAACACCAACAGGTGTTTCCTTCGCAGAATACGGCGGATAAAACAGGGTTTTTACTAAAAAGTAGGATAAATAAAGGAAACAGGAGAAACAAATGGCCGACTCAAGTATTAACTCATTCATGACCAACTTTGACGGTGGTGCAAGACCAAACCTCTACACCTTCGTCCTAGCATGTCCTGGCTTAGCAGCATTAAATCCAGCGTTCTCGCAACTTCAATTCTTCTGCCGTAGCACACAGTTACCTTCATCCATCTTGGGCGAAATCACTGTTCCATACCTCGGAAGACAAGCAAAGTATCCTGGCGACAGAACATTCGAAGACTTTACAATCACCATCTTGAATACTCAAGATATGAATCTTCGTAGAGCAATGGAGTTCTGGCACGAACAGTTCAATACATTTGCAGGAAATGCAACTGCTTATCCAAACCCAAGACAAATCTTTGGTTCCGCAGTTGTAACACAATTGAATAAGTCTTATCAACCAACAAGAGCATATCAGTTCTTTGATATGTTCCCAAGAGATGTATCATCTGTTGATCTTGCATATGATAACAATGATGCAGTTTCTGAATTCACTGTTACCTTTGGTTACTCTCACTTCGTCAACGATAACTCTCCAGTAAATAGTGCAGCAGGAATTGGTGGCCAAGGATTTGGTAATCCTGGCGCAGTAGTACCTGGCCTATCTGGAGCAGGAAACGGATTCGGATTTGGTAACAATGGTTTCGGTGGCAGTGGTGCGGGTGGACAAGGATTCGGAGTATCCTTTGGTTCTGGACCAAATGGTTCTGGATTCTCCTTTGGTTATGGAAATGGTAACTCCGCATTCGGTGTAGGATTTGCCAGCAGATAAGATTTGGTTCGTGAGACATACATATTCAAGTAATAACTTACTTGGAGCTTTATAATGGCAATTCAATTTTTCGGATTCTCTTTCGGTAAAAAGAAATAAGAAATCCAAAACAAACCAGTAACACCAGAAGCAGACTTTGCGGACGGTTCCACAATCCTAGAGGCGGGTGGAAACGCGCAAGGTTATGCTATTGATATGGATACGAATCTTAGATCAGATATAGATCTAATTCGTAAGTATCGTGAAATCAGTGGACATGCGGAAGTTGAAATTGCAATTGACGATATTGTCAACGAAGCAGTAACTGAAGATGTGGAAGGAACTCTAATCAAGTTAGATCTTGATAATGCAAAGGGTATATCTGCATCGACTAAAAAGAAAATAAGCGAAGAATTCAATCGTATTCTTTACCTATTAAATTTTAATAAAAAGGGATACGATCTATTTCGTCAATGGTATGTTGATGGAAGAATGTATCATTTTTGTGTATTAGATGAAAACAATCCAAAAGAAGGTATACAAAAAATCATTCAAATTGATCCTCTCAAGATCAAGAAGATCACGGAAATAAAGAAAAAGACAGATCAACTTACCAAAGTTCAAACCGTAGAATCAGTAAGAGAATATTACCTATATTCAAACTACGACAAGTTCATCTCTCCTTCTCCAAACACACCAATCATCACTTACGGAAATACAACAGGTATTCGTCTTACCGCAGATTCCGTAAGTTATGTTCATTCTGGTCTTTTGGAAAGAAACAGCAAGAGAGTATACAGTTACCTTCATAAAGTAATCAAACCACTCAATCAACTGAGAATGATCGAAGATGCAGTAGTAATCTATCGCATCTCTCGCGCTCCAGAACGCAGAATCTTCTATATTGATGTTGGTTCTCTACCGAAGAATAAAGCAGAACAATATCTCCGCGAGATCATGAATCGTTACCGCAATAAGGTAACTTATGATGCAGCAACAGGTGAAGTTCGTGATGATCGTCGCACCATGCATATGTTGGAAGATTATTGGTTACCTCGCCGCGAAGGTGGTAAAGGTACATCAATCGAAACCCTACCTGGCGGTCAAAACCTCGGTGAAATGGAAGATGTAAAGTACTTCCAAAAGAAACTTTATAGAGCATTGAACATTCCTATTTCCAGAATGGAAGCAGAGAATGGATTCAACATGGGTAGAGCATCCGAAATCACCCGTGACGAACTTAAGTTCACAAAGTTTATTGCAAAACTTCGTATGAAGTTTGCCGAAATGTTCTTGAACATAATGAGAATTCAATTGCTTGCCAAGGGCATAATGAATCAAGAAGATTGGGAAGATATTTCACAAAACATTCGTTTTGATTTCTCATCTGATTCTTACTTTGCCGAGTCAAAGAACATTGAAATGATGAAAGAAAGACTTTCTATTCTGCGCGATGTTGGTGATTTCTCTGGTAAGTTCTTCTCCGAGAAATGGATTCGTAAGACAATTCTGCAAATGACAGAACAAGAAGCAGATGCAATGCAGGATGAAATAAATAAAGAGCGCGTGGAACAACAGCAACTAGCAATGCAACTTGATTCGCAACAGCAACAAGTAGCAGCGGGTGGACAACCACCAGCGGTTGGTTCTGAACTACCACAAGCAGCACCATCAAGCGGAGGAGCAAACTTCAATGTCAGCAGCCTATTATGATGTACAAGCAGAGCAGGGTTCTACTTTCAGAATGTACCTGACTCTTGCAGATAAAAACGGAAATGCTCTGAATCTTAAAGGTGATGAGAATGGTTATATTCCAGTAGCACAATTGCCAGAAGGATTTGAAGATCGCTTTATCGACTCTTCTGGAAACAGTCTATGCAAAGCATTCATAAGAATGCAAGTCAGAGATAGTGTTGATGGAACAGTATTACCAATAACACCCCCAACAGATGTAATTGGTTTTACTTCTGATTCTGGATTGACGCTATATGGTGTGTCTGGATATGGTGTAGATACCTTTCCTATTGATATTCAATTAGGGGATGGTGGAACAACACAAACCGATCCAAACATCATTATTACAATTGATGCAATTTACATGGAAGGTATTGATTATGGTAAACCTCTATACGATATCGAAATCGTATATGCACAAGATACCATATCCCATCCAAAGAAAGTTGTTTATAGAATTCAACAAGGAAGATTCATTATTACACCAAATGTAACAAGATAAGAGAATATACATGGACTTCGTAGTAGCAGTAAAAACAGAACCAAAACGAGTAGCAAAAGAAACTGCTAAAAACAGAATAACTATTCTATTATCTTCTTCTGAAGAAGTTGCAAATCCAGATATAGTACACAGAGATAAAGCGTATCTTAGCAAACTACAAGGTACTTGCTTTAAGTGTTCTAAATTGAATGCAAATCCTCCTGTTGATGTATGCGAAAATTGCTCAGTTCCTATACCCGCGCCAGGATGCACGGATTACGAAAATCCATGCACATGTTTTACCTGTGTGTCAACTCCGCCATCAAGAAGTTGTGCTTGTTCGTCCACTACGGGTTATCCTGCTGTAAATACAGCAGGACTTGGTTCTGGTTATTGGATAGGACTTCAAGCAAATAATTTCTATTCAAATCCATTAAATGGTGGGTGGATGGTTGCGGTTGGTTGTGAAACAGGACACATAATTGGTGCATTCCCAGTATCAAATGCTCATTTTGGATATGGAAAAGGTTCCATATCAGGAACACCTGTGATGGTGTATCCCGCAGGAGCAGTTTATGGTGCAGGATATCATGCAGCAAATGCAACATCATTTCCATTACTCGGACTAACAACAAATGATGGAAACGAAATCATAGATGGTTCATTTACCATCTTAACATCTGGTACACCAGGCTGCCCAACTTCAAGTCCAACTCTATTCTGCTCTGCTGGAACAGGTACAGTAATTTCTATAAATCCAAAGAAATGTCTATCAAAATACGGCACAAGCGAATGTCCAGAATTTACAGATTTTGAAGAACAACCAGATGCATTATTGAGTTCATACTACATGAACGCAGCAGGAATAGAAAACTTTGATTACGATGCTTCTGGAGCAGTATTCCTGTTTAAGAAATCAAACGGAAAGAAATATTGCTCCGCATCTTCATTTACTCGTCAACCATCCGACGCTCTAGCAGGCGTATGCGGTGGTACAGTATGGCAAGATGAAGCAATTGAAAGTTATGCTGATTGTCCAACATGTGCAAAGAATACGCCAGTATCATGTCAGTTCTTGGTAAATTTAACAAATGGACAATTTAACAACACATATGGTGGATATAATTCTGCTTCTCCAATTTCTAATGGAACATATGCGGGAATTGGACCAGCATATCCACCAAGTATCACCGATGATGGAGCAGGAAATAGCATAGTACAGGATGCAGATTTCTGGGAGAACTGGTGGGGTTGGGATGAAACAAAATATGCACCAACAGTAACATTTAAAGATGGTTCCTCTGCAATTGCATTCGTGCCACCAACAATGGATCTGTTGAATAACTGCGCGTGTTCAAATGAATCTGCCCCAACAGATGGATATACATTTATTGAAAAATTCCACAGTTGCTGTTCTGGTAGTACAATAATTGGTTCATATGGTGGTAGCATCGGCATAACACCAATGAAATCTTTTGCACCAGGCCTTGGATGCACATCAGGATGCAAGACACCATGCATCAATCAGAATTGTTCTTGTGATAAACCAGATAATGGACTCGCAAGACCTGGCACATATGGATACATTCCATGTTATGAGGATTGCACTGGTGAACCAGATACAATTCTAAGAAACACATCCATACTTTGGTATTATGATGTGGAATCTGGTCTAGGAATGATCAGTGCAAAAAATCCTATTGTAGATAATTCATTATCTGCACCAGGTCCAGATAATAGTTGCTCAAATGCATTCCGTTTAAATGATCCTCAATGCAATTCTATTTGCTCAAATGTTTTTGAGAAAAATGATTTGAATCAATGGACTTTCAATCAAGAAAATTTCTTGGCATGCACGGGATATGATGACATCAATGATCCTTGCTTCAAATCAAAATACTTACCACAAGATATTTTGGATTGCAATCTAGAACTAGCAGAAGAACCATATGATGTTCGTTATTTGTTAAGTCATGTAAAATGCACAGATACCGATACGACTCTTGCTGAAATGTTATGTGGTTGCTCACCTACAGATACTGATTGTTTAAATAATTGCTATCTGAAGAATACGGCAGGACCATTTTCAACAACTAACTGTAATCCAGAACTTGGCGCACTATATGGTGCTTGCGCTACTCCATACATGGGAACAGATACATTCTATTTGGATTGTAATCAATCTGATACAGTCGAAGGAAACAAGTTAAAATTTACAGAAATAGTAAATAACAAATGTTTTGAAATGGTAGGCAATAAACCCCGTTTGATTGATAGTTCCTCTTCAAATTATGCAAATATTACAGATCCTTGCTCTTGCTGCAACAGATCTGCAAATGAAGAACAGGGAACCGTGGAATGCTCATCTGGTGCTTTGATACAAAATGGAACATGCAGTGCAGAATGTCAAGGTTCTGGATGCTCAAGTGATACTCCATTACCCCCATCCTCTGTAATAATATCAAATCAAAATTGCAGTACTGGCGGTTAATGTGAACATATTAATTTATTATAAATAACTCTAGGAGATTTAAAATGTCAATGATTGATAGTTTACTAAATGATAATTCTGAAGACTTTCGCAAGTTAGTCCACGATGCTCTTTACGATAAGATTAAAGATAAACTACAAAGTAGAAAAACAGAAATTGCTGCTTCACTTTATGAACCCTCCGAAGAAACGGAAGAGGAATGTGAAGAATGCGATCAAGAACAAGAATAAAGGACCAACATGTACCTGATCACCGAAACCATCGACAATCAACTTAAAGTTCTATCCGAAGAAAAAGAAGGTAGAAAGACCCTCTTTATCGAAGGTGTCTTTATGCAAGCAGAGCAACAAAATAAAAATGGAAGAATATACCCAAGAGATATTCTCGTAAATGAAGTTGCTCGCTATAACCAATCTTACATTAAAGAAAATAGAGCGTTAGGTGAATTAGGACATCCAGAGGGACCAACGGTAAACTTAGAAAGAGTTTCCCATATTATTACCAATTTAAAGGAAAGTGGTAATGATGTTATTGGTAAAGCAAAAATCCTTGGAACACCATATGGTAAGATCGTAGAAAATCTTATTGATAGTGGCGTTAAACTCGGTGTTTCTTCCAGAGGCATGGGTTCACTAAAGCAAATGAATGGAGTCAATATGGTACAAGAAGACTTCATGCTTGCTGCTGTGGACATTGTAGCAGATCCATCTGCGCCAAATGCATTCGTTAACGGAATAATGGAAGGAAAGTCGTGGGTTTGGGATAACGGTGTACTGCGCGAACAGCAAGTTGCTGATTGGCAGAAGCAAATAAAAAATACACCATCTCGTAAACTTGAGGAAGCAAAATTACGAGTTTTCAAGTCTTTTCTTTCAAATTTATAAAAAACTAAATACAAATAGAAATTAAGGAGATTAAGATATGGATCCTGTTTTAGCAGCAAAAAAACTAATAGATTCTCTAGTTAATGAAGAACTAGATGTGCTTTCTGAAGACAAGCACGAACAAGAAGAAACCAAAGAAGAAGAACACGAAGAGCATGAAGAGGGTGGATACGAGCAAGGTGGAGAGCAAGGCAATCAAGCAGCTCAAAACCGTGCTTCTGTTGCTTCAAAACCAGCAGCATTTGGTAAAGCAGCACCTGGCCAACTCGTTCAATCTGCACATGGTCAAACATCTGTAGATGCTCATGGCGGACAAACAAAACTTGATACAATGAACTATCAAGATAACTCCGCTCAAAATCGTGCTTCTATTTCCATGAAACCATCTTTTGCCACAAGTGGCGCATCTGCAATGAGCGAAGAACAAGTTCGCAAAGATATTCTGAGCATCTTTGGTAGTGAAGATCTTTCTGAAGAGTTTGTCTCTAAGGCTGGTTCAATTTATGAAGCAGCAGTAATGGCAAAAGCAGAAGAAGTTATCAAGGAAATTCACGAACAATACGAAACAGCATTCACACAAGAAGTTGAAGATGTAAAGCAAGAACTTACCGAAAAGGTAGATTCTTATCTCAACTATGTTGTTGATGAATGGATGAACGAAAACAAACTCGCAGTAGAGTCTGGTATTCGTACAGAAATCGCAGAAAACTTTATCGGTAAACTCAAGGATCTCTTTGTTGAATCCTACATCGAAGTTCCACAAAACAAGACAAACTTGTTTGACGAGATGGCACAAACCATCGAAGAACTTGAAGGTAGAGTCAACGAAGAACTCGCACGAAATGTTGAATTGGTAAATGAAAATAAGGCAGTTCGTGCAGTTGGTATCTTCACCGAAGAAACCAAGAATCTCACCGATGTTCAAGTCGATAAGATTTCAAAACTCGCAGAAAATCTTGAATTCCAATCAGAAGATGATTTCAGAGATAAGATTCAAACTCTCGTAGAAAACATCAAGAGATCTGGATCCTCAATCACAGAAAATGCAAAGAATACCGTAAAACAAGATAATAATAAATATCTTGTAGAAGAAACAGTCATTGAAGAAGATTCTTCCGAAGATAACAATATCAATGACCCATACATCAAACTGTATTCCGATATACTCAGCAGAACCCTTCAAAACTAAAATTTTATAAATAAAATAGAAACCTATTAAGGAGAATTAACATGTCAGGGATTTTTCTATCAGAAAGCACAAAGAATAAGTGGAAGCCAGTCGTAGAACACGCTGCTCTTCCAGAGATCAAGGACAACTACAAGAAGACAGTAACAACTATTCTTCTTGAGAACCAACAACGCGCACTCACTGAGTCTGTACAAGGTACACTCGGCACAGGATTCACATCCGCTGGTTCTGGAGCAACCTCTGGAGCAACAGCTGGTATCGACTCCTTCGATCCAGTACTCATCAGTCTCGTTCGCCGCGCAATGCCAAATCTAATGGCATACGACATTGCTGGTGTTCAACCAATGACAGGTCCAACAGGACTTATCTTTGCAATGCGTTCTCGCTACAATGGCGTAGACGGTACTGGTTACAGAAACGGTACAGAAGCATTGTATAACGAAGCAAACTCTGGTTACTCTGGTGGTGGTGCAACCGCTGGTGGTACAACTGCTTCTGGTACAATGGCAGATCTCTTTGCTAACGATATTGCAACCACACAAGCAGGTGTATTCGATCCAGGTCGTCCTGCTGCAACCACATCCGTTGAAGGTGCATTCAGTGGTGCTGGTTTCGCAGAAATGTCTTTCAACATCGAAAAGACATCTGTTGTTGCTAAGTCTCGCGCACTCAAGGCAGAATACACAACAGAACTCGCACAAGACCTCAAGGCAGTACACGGTCTTGACGCAGAAACAGAGTTGGCAAACATTCTCTCCACAGAGATCATGTTTGAAATCAACCGCGAACTCGTAAGAACAATCTATGATGTCGCTCAACTCGGATGCAAGCAAACAGATCTCGCTTGCAACACAACAGCAGCACTTGGTTCCCTCAAGGGTGGCGTATACGACCTTGAGAAGGATTCCGATGGTCGTTGGAGTGCAGAAAAGTTCCGTGGTTTGACCTTCCAAATCGAACGCGAATGCAATGAAATCGCAAGAATCACTCGTCGTGGTAAGGGTAACTTCATCGTCTGCTCCCCAGATGTTGCATCTGCTCTCTCCATGAGTGGTATCTTGGACTTCTCCCCAGTATTCAACCAAGGTATGAATGTTGATGTTACTGGCAACACATTGGTAGGAACCATGCACGGTGGTCGCGTTAAGGTTTATGTAGATCCATATTCCGCAACAAACACCAACTTCGTATGCGTTGGTTATAAGGGAACATCTCCTTATGACGCTGGTGTGTTCTACTGCCCATATGTACCTCTACAAATGGTACGCGCAGTTGATACAACAACCTTCCAACCAAAGATTGGTTTCAAGACTCGTTACGGCTTGGTATCCAACCCATTCGTAACCAAGAGTATCAACTCTGACGGTACACCAGTACTCACATCTGGTAACGACGGTGAAACTCTCACACGCAGAGTTAACCCATACTACCGTCTGTTCCGCGTCGATAACCTCCACGGTAATGACGCATCCTACGGTGGAACCTGATAGTTAATTCTATCTGATAGTTAAAGGGAAGAGCGGACTAAACATCCGCTCTTTTCTTTTATCTACATACTTTTATAGGAGCATCACATGGCAACAGAACCAGTTGGTTTACAGCGTCAACCAAAAACAATTGATCTGCTTCAGGTCAATAAGTACAGATTGACTTTGCATAAGTATCCTTATTTGGAATATTTTTGTCAAAGTATCAATTTACCTGGCGTTGAAATCCCAGAATTTGTTCAACCCAGTTACTATACAGCAATCAAAAGACCAGCAACCACAATCAACTATGATGATCTGGAAGTTACATTTCTAGTAACCGAAGACATGAAGAATTGGTTGCAGTTGTATGATTGGATGACTCGTATCGTCCCTACTCGTTCTTTTGATCAAGTGATACAACCAGAAAAAGATATTTACTCGGATATAACTTTAAATATCTTGAGTAATAAATCAAATAGAATGATGGAAGTCAACTACAAGCAATGCTGGCCAAAAACATTGTCTGGTGTTACCTTTGATGCAAGTTCGTCCGATGCATCAAACATCACCGCTACTGTTGTATTTTCTTATTCTGGTTTCACGATGATTCATAAAGATGATAATTTTGAGTTCCCAGTTTCCACAGCAACTCCTTGACTTTTATTTGCAATAGTGTATACTTTAAATTATGGCTATAGATATAGAAACACTTAAAACAATGTTGGAAAAGGATCTGCGTATCAATGACGCAGAACTGGATACGGAATCCCTTCGTATTCCTCAGATTCATAATAAGTATTTGAACTTCTATCATGATGAGAAATTGCTATTGCAATCATATCGCATGAAGCGAAGAACAATACTGCGAGAAAAATGGGAATACTATACGGGTAAAATGGATGCGGATACCTTGGAGAAAAAGGGTCTTGAACCATTTAATTTAAAAATTCTCAAGCAAGATGTGGACATGTATATTGAATCCGATGCAGAAATGGTTGCAATTGATTCCAAGGTATCTCTACAGCAAGAAAAAGTAGACTACCTTGAGCAAGCAATTAAAGCAATCAATAACCTACAATGGCATATTCGTGATGCCATTGCATGGAGAAAGTTCATCAACGGAGTCAATTAAACTGTCCTAAATAATAAGGACATGACTGATTTAATTATTGATGATATTGATTCTGTGTATGTAAAAGTCGCATGTGAAAGATCCATTGCTAAGGAACTTTCCGACTTTTTTACATTCAAAGTACCTGGCCATAAATTCATGCCAGCGTATCGTAATCGTATCTGGGATGGTCAGATCAAGTTATACAACATATACAAACAGGAAATATATTCAGGGTTACATGATTATGTCCTGAAGTTTGCAGCAGACAGAAACTATTCTGTTCAAGACAATACACGATCCTGTGGTGAAGATCTCACGATAGAACAGGTATCGGATTTCATAAAGACTCTGAATCTTTCTGTATCTGGTAAACCAGTAACTGTACATTCTCATCAATTAGAAAGCATTTATCATTCAATCAAGAGTGGTAAATGCTTGTTGCTTTCACCAACAGGATCTGGAAAAAGTTTAATAATCTATTGCTTGCTTCGTTGGTATCTCAATAAGTTACCAAAGGACAGAAAGGTTCTTGTTCTTGTTCCAACGATATCCCTCGTATCGCAGATGTATTCTGATTTTGTTGATTATGCAAAACTAGACAACTTTGATGTACACCGTATGTGTCACAAGATCTATGGTGGACAGGATAAGGAATCACCAAAGCGCGTAGTCATATCCACATGGCAAAGCATATACAAACTACCAAATAAGTTCTATGAACCCTTCGGTGCTGTGTTTGGTGATGAATGTCACTTGTTCAAGTCAAAGTCATTAACTACCATAATGACTAAATTAAAAACCTGTCCATATCGAATAGGAACAACAGGTACGCTAGATGGTACTCTTACCCATAAATTGGTAATCGAAGGACTGTTTGGTAGATCATATAAAGTAACATCCACCAAGGAATTGATGGACAAAAACATTCTGTCCAATCTATCAATTGATTGTTTATTACTAAAATATCCTGATGAGGTTCGCAAAGAACTAAAGAAAATAACCTATCAGGAAGAGATTGATTGGATTGTACAGAATCAAAAACGCAATGAATTTATTTGCAATCTTGCGTCAAATCTAAAAGGTAATACTCTTATACTATTTCAGTTTGTAGAAAAACACGGTATGAAATTAAAGAAGATGTTCGATGATATGAAAACAGAACATAAAGTTTTCTTCATACATGGTGGAACCGAAATAGATGACAGAGAAGCAGTTCGCAAAATAGCAGAGGAGGAAGAAAATGCTATCATCATCGCGTCATATGGGACTTTTTCAACAGGTGTGTCTATCCGCCGTCTTCATAATATTATATTTTCATCTCCATCTAAAAGCAGGGTTAGAGTACTACAAAGCATCGGAAGACAATTAAGAAAATCGGAATTCAAAGAAAAAGCAAAGTTATACGATCTGGCAGACGATCTATCGTGGAAATCCTATAAAAACCACACACTAAAACACTACGAAGAGCGTTTAAAGATATACGAATCGGAACACTTCGAACACAAGAAAATATCCATACCGATTATATAAATACTTAGAAGGAGGTTTCAATGGACGAAAAGAAGTATGTACTCGTTAAATTGACCAGCGGTGAAACTCTGGTTGGTTTGTTGGTGACATCCTCTTCCAAGAAAAATATAACATTGGAACAACCTTTGGTATATCAGGTGATGTCTATTACAAATCAACTTGGTATGAAAGTAAAAGATATTTTAGTATTCAAGCGTCTGTTTGATTTTACAGATGAAAAACAAATATCATTATCTTTAAATACAATCATATCTACCGTTCCTGCTAATAAACAGATCTTAGATTTTTATTTTAAGGAACTAGAGATAGCAGAGAAATTAAATCAGCAACAGGATAATGCTGATCCAAATACGGATCCAGAGGATGAATCCAAGCAGCAGGGAGTTGCTGGAAATCTAAACTTAAGTTTTAATTTTGAAGATCCAGAGCATTTCCAGATTTTAATGGAAAACATTCAAATGGGATTGGATGGACTCTTGGATGAAATTAATTCTGAAATGGATATGGAAGAAGAGGATATGGATGAGTTCGATGATGAAGAACCCGAACAAACCGAACTTCCTGCTCCTGCAAATAAACTTCCAAAAAGAAAGAAAGCAAAAAATCGCATTCCTCCAAAGGAATCTTTTGATCTTCCCTATGATGAAAATGGGGACCCCAAGGATCCCAAGAGTTGGTCGAACAATCCCAACGACTACCTTAAGTAACTTAAGGTCTTAAGCCTATTCCTCTTGATAGCCCACACAGTGATTATAATCATGCAAAAAAACTTGTCAAGTGGTTTCTTCTAAGATTTTTCACTTGATTAAAGTTTGTGCTGTGCTATAATCCAGCGTCATGTGAAAGGATAGTATGACTAAAAAGAAGAAAAAGAAATCAGACTCACATTACATCAGTAATGAAGAGTTCTTCAAAGAAATTACAGAATGGAAAAGTAAAGTAAAGGAAGCGAGAGAAACTGGCGAAACTCCTCCTCCGATTACAACTTATATTGGACAATGCTTTTTGGAAATTGCCTTAAACTTGGCAAAGAAACCAAACTTTGTAAACTATCCGTTCAAAGATGAAATGATTGGTGATGCAGTAGAAAACTGCTTACTCTATTGTGAGAATTTTGACGGTGAAAAATCCCACAATCCATTTTCATATTTTACTCAAATAACCTATTTTGCTTTTTTACGCAGAATTCAAAAAGAAAAGAAGCAAAACTATATCAAGTATAAGTATCTGCAATCTATGGATGTTCATGGAGATCTGAGTGACTATCTGAAACAGATGGGAATCAACGAAGACGAAGCAGAGAACTACAAGCAGATGGATGCAGTAGAAGAAGCAAAACCATCCAAGAAGAAAAAGAAGAAAAATATAGATCTATTTGATGGGGATGTTGCATGAAGATTGCTCTGATAAATGATACCCATTTTGGTGCTAGAAACGATTCCCCGATTTTTCTAGAACATTTTCTATCCTACTTTGAAAAAGAGTTCTTTCCTTACTTGGTCAAGAACAACATCAATACGGTATTTCATTTAGGAGATCTTCTAGATCGCAGAAAGTATGTAAATTTTCATACTCTTTCCGCTGTTCAGTCTCGCTTCATAAAGAAGATCGAAGAACTGAATATTAATTTTTATTGCACCATTGGTAACCATGATACCTATTTTAGAAATACAAATGATATCAATTCCGTAAGGGAATTGTTTGGATCTAAGATGCATATCATTTCTTCTCCCGCAGAGATTGAAATGGATGATGGTGTAAAGTTTCTTGCACTTCCTTGGATTAACAAATCAAATTACGATGAAAGCATCAAGGCAATTCAATCAACCAATGCAGAATATGCTATTGGACATCTTGAAATCGCTGGATTCCAAGTACTGCGTGGAGTAAAGCACGAAGAAGGATTGGATGTAAATCTATTTTCTAAGTTTGATAAAGTATTCTCAGGACATTTTCACTGCAAGCAATCCGATAAAAATGTAGAATATCTTGGTACTCAGTATCAGATTACATTCAATGATCTCAACGAAAAGAAGGGATTCCATGTATTTGATACCGATACCCGTGAACTTGAATACATCAAGAGTCCAAACAAACTGTTCTATCAGATCGGATACGATGATAAAAACTACGACATGTTGGAAACTGATTTTGCTCAGTATTCCAAATCATTCGTAAAAGTCATTGTACAGAACAAAACAAATCCAGTGATGTTTGATAGTTTTGTACAATCGCTATATGATAACGGTGTATATGAAATCAGCATCATCGAAGACTATTCCGATCAACAAATAATGGCAGCATCTGTTGACGATGTATCAAAAGACACCATCAGTTTGATCAATGAAGAAATCGACAAGATGGAAAACATTGACAATAAATTGAAATTAAAGAAAATGATTCATGATCTTTATGTGGAGAGTTTGACAATCGAAGAGTGATGTGGTATACTAAGTGCTATGAATATCTTCGTAGTAGATCATGATCCCGTTGTTGCTGCACAAAGTCTTTGTGACAAGCATGTCGTAAAAATGATTGTAGAAACCGCTCAGATGGCATCAACTGTCCATCGTGTAATGGACGGCAATCAATACATCGAAGTCACTGCTAATAATCGTAAAGTTAAGCGTTGGCAACATCCTAATAGTCAATGGGATTTGCTGCTCTGCAAAGCAGTAATGGTAAACCACCCATGCACAAAGTGGGCATTTGAATCGTTGCACAATTACAACTGGTTGGTGCATCATGGTTATGCTTTGTGCAAGGAGTATACCCATAGGTACAATAAGGAACATAAAATGCAAAAACTGTATGAGAATATTCTTTATGAAATTCCTCATGCGTTTTTCACAAATGATATTGACCATCGTACCGAATACGCACAAGCAATGCCAGATAAGTACAAGGTGACAGCGGATGCCGTTGCTGCATACCGTCAATATTATATCCATGAAAAGAGCAGGATTGCTAAATGGACTCACAGAGAAACTCCCCTGTGGTTCACAGAAGGCCTCTTAGAACTAAATAATTCTAAAGGACAAATAGCATGAACAATGGATTTTCATTTACACTCGTAGAACATTCAGAACATAGTACCCAAATTTTATTTGCTCCCGAGAATAAAGACTTGGTTGAGCATATTTTTGATTCCTATGATTTTGAAATCATAGGTGCTACAAACAGATCATTTATTATAAATGAAAATTTTGATGATGTATTTGACGACATAACTGATTTTGAAATAGACGAGGAAGATAATACTCTTCTACTTGAAGAAGATGAAGGATTCTATACCACACCTCTAGACGAAGTATACGAGATACAGTATCTTAGCACCACAGATCCTTCACTATTAGAAGGAGCGGTAAAGAGAACTCTTGCGGTTCGTGGGGGTAAGCGTAAGGTTATCTTTAAATGCGGACCAGGGCAGATGAAGATAGGAAGATCCTGCCGTCGCAGACCAACTGCACAACTTAACAAAATGAAGAGAAGAGCAAGAATCTCTGCTCGCAAGGCAAGAAAGAAGAGAAGACTTGCAAACAGAAAGCGCAAACTTTCAATGAAGCGTAGAGCAGTTCTTGTGAGAAAGAAACCAAGTCATCATAAGTGACGGAGTAATTTGTGATTAAATTTATTAAGATTCGTTGGAAGAATTTTCTTTCAACAGGCAATACTTTTACAGAAATTGATTTTCTAAAATCTAAAACCACTCTTATCAATGGAGATAATGGTGCAGGAAAGACTACGATGTTGGATGCGTTGTCTTTTGTTTTATTTGGCAAACCATATAGAAATATCAATATTCCTCAACTTGTAAACTCCATCAATGAAAAGGATCTAAAGGTTGAGATTGAATTTTCCGTAAACGAAGCAACTTATAAAGTTGTGCGCGGACTGTCTCCTAAGATATTTGAAATCTATAAAGATGGTAAGTTAATCAATCAGGACGCAAAAGCAAAAGACTATCAGGAGATGTTTGAAACACAGATCCTAAAGATGAGTCATAAGTCTTTTTGTCAAGTTGTTATTTTGGGTTCTACCAACTACACACCCTTCATGCGTTTGAGCGCAGCAGATCGTAGAAACATCGTAGAAGCATTGCTTGATATCAACATTTTTTCCGTAATGAACAATGTTCTTAAGGGAAAGGTTGCTCTACTTAAAGATGATATGAAAGAGATTGACGATTCTATAAAGATTCTAAAGCACAAGCAAGAGAGTCAGCAAAAAATCATAGACAATCTTAAGAATAATAGTCAGCAAACTCTAGACAAGTACACGGAAGAGATTAAAGAATCTACTAAACTGATGGAAGAGTTGACTGTTGAAATAGAAGAAATTAATAAAAATATTCAACAGTATTCTGAAAATATTGCTGATTCTGTGGACATCCATGAGACAAAAATTAAATTGACTTCTCTTCAAGATCAAATTGAAGTGAATCTAAAAAGCACAGAAAAGAGTTTAGAATTCTATAAAAATAATGATAATTGCCCTACTTGTTCTCAACCTCTAAATGAACAAGTTAAGTGTGATCATATTAACGAAAAGACTTCCAAACTTAAACAATATAGTGATGGTTTGATTCAATTGTCTCAGAAAATATCAGAAGCAGATAAAAGAATCAGTGACATTAGTACTATTGGTAAGAAGATGCTTGCTCTTGAAAAAGAACTAAGTACCAAAAATAGTCAACTTACTAGCACAGGTAAGTACATACTAAAAATTCAAAATAATATTAATGATTTAACCAAAGATTCTGAAAATATTGAAAAAGAACAAGAAGTTCTTACTCAATTTAAAACTGATATACAGGAGCATACCGACAAGCGCAAGTCGTTCTTGGAAGATGCTTACTATTATAACATCATCAGCAATCTGATCAAAGATGGTGGTATCAAAGCAAAGATCATCAAGCATTATCTTCCAATCATGAATAAGATAATTAATAATTATCTAAATCAGATGAATTTCTTTGTCAAGTTTGAACTGGACGAGAACTTCGCGGAAACCATCAAAAGTCGGCACAGGGATATCTTTACCTACGATAGTTTTAGTGAGGGAGAGAAGAGAAAGATAGATCTTGCTTTGCTGTTTGCATGGAGAGCAACTGCACAACTTAAGAATTCTGTAAATTGCAATCTGTTGATTTTTGATGAAGTACTTGATGGTAGTCTGGACGATACTTCAACTGAATCTTTCCTAGATATTCTCAAGAGTGTGAAAAAGAATACAAATATATTTGTAATCAGTCACAAACCAAAAGAACTACTACAAGACAAGTTTGAGAACCATATTACCTTTGTGAAGAAGAATAACTTTAGTGTGATAAAATGATCGCAATACCAGTTGCTACATTATCAGATTACGATGCCATAAAAGAAGCATTTGGACAAAATAGAAATATTTTTCCGCACATCAGAACAGATTACATCTATCGAATGATAGAAAAATCCAACTGTGTGTATTCCGATGGTGTAATTATAATGTACAATTTCTATAAGAGAAACAATAACATAGGAAATGTCATTGCACCTAGAGGTTCTTGTACCATAAAACAAATACTGAATACCCAAAAGGGAAACGGTAATGCAGGAAAGTTATTAAATGAGTTCTTGCAATGGTGCGAAAGAGATGTATACTTATCGGTTCGTGCGGACAATCTCCGTGCAATAAATTTTTATAAGAAGAATGACTTTCAACTAATCGGTGATATAAGTTGGAAGAGTGGAACTCTACCTGGCCATGTCTATTACTGGAAATACAAAAATCAAGAACTCCCCTGCTCCTGAATATCAGCGTAATGATTATATAATCAATTCAAAGATAAATGTATACTTTGAAGATCTTCTTGCGATGACACCCGATCAGTTTAAGGATTGGGTTGTTTTGCTGAGAGAAGAAATCAAATATGCCTGGGACACCTTTGGTTGTCCTCCGCGCACAGGAAAGAATGAGCAGGAAATCATAGACAGTTTCAATCGTCTTGAATCTTATCCTGTTCATGAATTTGAATATATTGATGAACTCTCCGATGGTAGAGTGAACGATGTCATTATCAACAAGTGTCGCGTAGGAGTGGAAGTCGATCAGTGGTTCTCTAACATGTTCAAGACTAGAATCAATTATTCTGAAAAGGATAATGGTTATTCCATTTATGATCTTGTTGCAGATCCTGATCTATTAGAGCGAGTTGTAAAGGGATCTATGCGTCATCTTCGTCGTGATTCATTCTACTCTCATGCACTTTCTGCACTTAAGCATTCCCCAAAGTATGCAATTATAGATGTAGCAAATGGTCAAGAATGGTTAGAGGCATATTTTAGCAATCCTTCTATTTTCAAAGATCATGATTTTCTACTTGAACAAGTGGAACCAAAAATTGGAATGAATACTGGATACTTTCAGTTGGATAGATCTGATGTTCTGATGATATCAAAAGAACAAGTATTGTCTTGGAAAGACAAGATGGAATATCGACATCATTCCAACTTTGATATAGATAATATGCCAGATGACAAGATCTATGCTATTCGCTTGTACCGAAAGGGAGAGAAAGTTTTTCCTTCGGGATTTAAGTGCTTTAGAATCGGTTACATTCAACCCGCAGTAAATTTTCCACCACTAACAGCAAAGTATCTTTATGAAAGATTCACAGAACATTGCAAGGATCAAGAAGTGGTTAATATATACGATCCCTCCGCTGGTTGGGGCGGTCGCATTCTTGGTGCTATGGCCGTTGCAGATGACAGAGTGGTACATTACATCGGTACTGATCCTAATACCGACAACTATCCTGCTAATCTTGGCAGTGCTGGTAAATACGGTTCGCTTGCTGATTTTTATAATACAAAAACATATCGCGGAAACTCGTTCTTCTCCCAATCAAATACATACGAAATCTTTAGACTTGGATCAGAAGTTATTGGTGATTCTCAAGGATTCGCCAAATATAAGGGACAAGTCGATCTAGTATTTACTTCTCCTCCATATTTTAACAGAGAAGCATATTCGGAAGATCCCACGCAATCATATAAGAAATTTTCAAATTATGATTCATGGAGAGATGGATTCCTTCGTCCTACCCTAACAACTTGTGTTGAATCTCTGAGAAATAATAGATACCTTTTGTGGAATATTGCAGACCTTTTAATTAAAGGAGAATATCTTCCACTAGAAAAGGATAGCAAAGATATCTTGGAGAGTCTTGGAATGAAATACATGTATACGCTAAAGATGGCACTGGAACCTATGCCTGGCCAAAATCGTGTAGATGAAAATGGAATTCCAAAATGCAAAAATTTTTGCAAGGTAGACGGTAAGGTAATGAAATATGAACCCGTGTTTGTGTTTTACAAACCTTGACACTCCTGATACTCATGCTATAATGGAGACATGAGTATGCGTAAAGGTAACGAATACGAAACTACCGTAATGGGTAAAGAACCGCTTTGGGATGGTTGTGCTACTCTTACTGAGGAACAACTTTCCTGTAAGATCGGACGAGCATTGAATTGGTACAATTACTTCTGCTCGGAAGAAGATTACAAGGACTTTGTTCTTGATTATTGCAAGACTGACGAAAAGGTATCAAAAGATACCTTGACTCGTATTAAGACAATAGACAAGTATAATCCTCTGTTTAGGGATATTGGTTCTCTTTGCAGAATTATGTCTCTTGGTGGTAGAATTACTGTTAAAGATCAACAGTATTTTGATAGACACTATACCAATCTTTTAATCAAAGCAAATGCCGTGAATATCGTTGAAGAGGAACCCAAGGTGGTTCGTCCTTCCGTACAGGATCATATTCAAAATAAGATCAGCGATACTATTGGTGAACTTGAAGTAAAGATTGACGAATTCATTACTGCTTCTGATTATAAGCAATTCATGAAGACATTTAATGTCGAAGCATGGATTACAAATAATAAACTGAAGTCTTATGAATGTCAGGCAATTCACGATTACTATTCGGGTATCGTAAAGGAAAAGCAAGAAGCACTTGAGGGAAACGATCCCCAACTTCTTGAAGCATATGAATACCTTGGTAAAGTAAAGTTGAGGAAGTTTGTTGAACTTCTTTCTTCTATTGTGGATATTACTGGTCAATATGCTCTTCAGAAGAAGCAGAGAAAACCACGCAAGAAGAAGAAAAAGTCTGCGGAAAAACTCATAAAGAAACTTAAGTTTCAACGAGAAGATACCGAACTTGGTTTGACTTCCATTGATCCGCGTGATATAATTGGAGCGTCCAAGTTGGTTGTGTTCAATACCAAGTATTGCAAGGTTTGCATTTTTGAATCGGAATCTCTTGATGGATTTAGCATCAAGGGAACCACGGTACAGAATGTAAACAAAGCAGTATGTAAGACTGTGCGGAAACCAAAGGATTTCTTCAAGTCTATTACTGGTGGTATCAAGAGCATCAAGAACCATTATGATAGTCTGAAGACTAAAGAAGCAGAAGCAACTCCTCGTATCAACGAAAACACAATTATTGTGAAAGCATTTAAATGATTCTCATCGACAATTCTCAAATTGTTCTATCTTCGATCTTCTCTCAATATCCCGATCCGAGTGCGATTCTTGGAGAAGACGATCCGATTAATCTGATTCGCCATATTACTCTGAACACCTATCGTTCGATTAAAGATAAGTTCAGCAGTGATTATGGTAATATTGTAATTTGCCAAGACTCCAACAATTATTGGAGAAAGGAAATCTTTCCACACTACAAGGCAAATCGCAAGAAGATGCGCGAGGATAATCAAGAGTATTGGGATGTCATCTTCGATGCGATGAAAGTTATCCGCGAAGAAGTCGCAACCAACATGCCATATAAGAACATGAAGGTGGATCGCTGCGAAGCGGATGACATCATTGCTGTTCTTGCAAAGCACTATTCCCCGACAGAAAAGGTTCTTATTGTATCCAACGATAAGGATTTTCAGCAACTGCTGTATTATCCCAATGTGGAACTATACAGTCAGCAAAAGAAGAAGATGGTAACTTGCGATGATCCGACGACATTTCTGTTTGAACAGATTGTCCGTGGTGATTCGGGTGATGGTATTCCTAATATTCTTTCCGATAGTGATACATTTATTGTAGAAACTAAGCGACAGAAACCCATTACTGCAAAGAGACTTGCAGAATTCACCAATACTATTCCTTTGGATATTGCTAATAATAGAAATCATTTTAGCGTGGAAATGTTTAGGCGCAATCAACAACTGATTGATCTTAATTATATTCCGCCAGAATATGTCGATGCAATTCTTGAGGAATACAAGAAACCCATTATAAATAGTAATAAGATGTTTAATTATTTTGTTGAGAATAAACTCACGCATCTTATGAAGGACTTGACGAGTTTTTAAAATGTATACATCCATAACAGAAATGCTTTCATCTGTAGAAAAAGAAAGCACAAAAGAAAAACAAATTGAATTGATGCAGTCTTACGCAAAGACTCATCCCCACTTTAAGCATTTCTTACATTGGGCGTTTTTCAACAAGCGTAAACCAGCATTTAGTGATATTCCACCATATAAAACCAATATGGTAGATATCACTTTTTCATATATTAAGTTGGAAAAGGCAATTCCTATGCTTAGGTTTTTCTTTGAAGGACCTGATATGATTCCTCTACCCAAGAAGAGAGAAGATAGACTGCTTTCTATTCTTGAAGAGATGAGTTGGTTGGAAACTCCAGTTTATGAACAATTAATTATGAACAAGTATAAGAATCCAGTTCTTAATAAAAAACTAGTAAAGCAGGCATTCCCAGACATGGAGGACATTGCATAATGCCACGGTTTGATGGACATGACGATGATTCTAGTTTTGAACGATTCAAGAAGCGTCCGAAGAATCCAAAGAAGGGAAAGGACAACCGTTCAAATCAAAAACAAATGATTCGTGATCATTTTACAGGTACAGATAATAACCTAGACAATGATAACGATGATTTTATGGAAAAGTGGGAACGCAAATGAGTAATATAGATCCTAAGAAGTTAGCAGAAGAACTTCAAAAGGCAAAATTTCAAGGACGATCTGCTGCTGAAGTAATGAAGAAACTTCAAGCACAGACAGATGCCTCAAAAAAAAACAATGCTCCTGCGGTTGCGCCCACTGCAAGCAACCTAGGTGAAGGACAGGCTATTCAACAAAATATTGTTCAGAAAGCAGCGTCATTTGCTCAATCAATGGCATCAAGAGGACTGAACAATAATAAAGCAAGTCCCGAAACCCTATCGCTGCGAGTTCTAAGTTGTCATGGTAATAGTAATATATTACCTCCATGTCCTCGTAGAATGAATAGCGCAAAATATGAAGGATCTCATTATTGCGGAGCATGTGGATGCGGAGATAAACCACTTACGCAGTTGACTCCGCATCAAGACAATGGTAAAATGGTGGAGTACACAAAACTACATCATCCAAAGGTTACATGTCCGTTGGAGATGCCTGGATTTACAAATTATAAATCGTGTGCAGACAATGAAAAAACTGCAAATGTTAGAAAGCAGTTTATTGAATTTAATGAAGGTGTGGACTATATCAAGTCCAAATCTAACCCATCGTGAATTAGGAGTATATTATGAGTACTGTGATGACACAAACAAAGAGTATGAAACTATCAAAAGAAACCATCGAAGTTCTCAAGAACTTTGCATCAATCAATTCCAACATCCTAGTAAATCCTGGCGATGTTCTCACCACCGTTTCTCCCGTAAAGAATGTTCTTGCGGAAGCAAAGGTTCCAGAGTCATTTCCAATTCAATTTGGACTATGGGATCTAAACAAGTTCTTGGGAGTCGTATCCCTTTTCTCCGATCCTGAGTTTGTTTTTGAGGAGAAGTTTGTAACGGTTTACAACAAGAACTCATCTGTTAAGTTCTTTTATTCTGAACCAAAGTTGCTGACCGCACCTACCAAGAAGATTCAGATGCCAGAAGTTGTTGTAAACTTCGAACTAAAGCAAAAGGACTTCTCTGAACTGATGAAGGCTGCTGCGGTTCTTCAACTTCCCGATATCTGTGTTCGTTCTAATGAAGATAAGATTGAAATGGTTGTTCTTGACAAGAAGGATACTACCAGTAATTCTTATTCTATCGTTGTCGGTGACAACTCAAACAACGCTACTTTCAATATGTACATGAAGGCAGAAAACATGAAGTTAATTCCTGGCGATTACGATGTTGGTATCAGCGAGAAGGTTGTTTCTCGTTTTGTTAGCAAGAATCGTTATCTTACTTATTGGATCGCTCTAGAAACCGAATCTTCATACGAGGCTTGAATAGATGTCAAATCTAAATGACTTTCTGTGGGTGGAAAAATACCGCCCACGAAAGATTAGTGAATGTATTCTTCCTGCAACTTTAAAGAAGACTTTCCAAGAGATGGTGGATTCTGGTCAATGCCAGAATCTACTTCTTTCGGGAGGCCCAGGCTGCGGAAAGACAACCGTTGCAAAAGCAATGTGCAACGAACTAGGCAGCGACTTTATCGTAATCAACTGCTCTGAAGATGGAAACATCGACACTCTGCGAACAAAGATTCGTAATTTTGCAAGCACCGTGTCGTTTGGTGGCGGAACCAAGATCGTCATCCTAGACGAGTTTGATTATTCCAATCCCCAATCAATGCAACCAGCACTTCGTGGATTCATCGAAGAGTTTGCAAATAATTGTCGATTTATTCTGACATGCAACTACAAGAGTCGAATCATCGAACCACTACATTCTCGTTGCACCAGTATTGATTTTAAATTTACTGGTGATGACAAGATGACTATGTGCGCTCAGTTCATGGATCGTCTTAAGACTATCCTAACAGCAGAGCAGATTCCGTTTGATGAGAAGGTTCTTGCCAAACTGATCATGAAGTATGCTCCTGATTTCCGAAGACTGTTGAATGAACTTCAACGGTATTCTGTTAACGGAAAGATTGATACTGGTATTCTTTCCGAGTCGGGAGATATCGTGATCAAGGATCTTCTGAAGGCGATGAAAGACAAGGATTTTACCAATGTTCGTAAATGGGTTGTCACGAACATCAACAACGATCCAGTTCATATCTTCAGGAAAATCTATGATGGACTGTATGAAAATTTCAGTGCTTCTACGATTCCTTCCGCAATCCTCATACTTGCGGATTATCAGTACAAGTCAGCATTTGTAGCAGATCAGGAAATCAATCTGACCGCATGTTTGGTTCAACTTATGATGGACTGTGAGGTTAAGTAAATGGAGTTATTTGATTACATCAACGATGCTAGTTACAACAAAAAAGATATATTCAAAGATCTTCCAGAAAGAGAAGAGAAAAAATATCCTGCATATTTGCTCAATAGGTATTTTTCTTTTCTTCCCGATACTGTATTTTTTGCGAACGAAATGAATCTTCGTTCCCATGTAGACAACAAGTTAAAGCATCATTTTTATCTTCATGGTCTACGAAAAAAGAAAAGATTTACAAAATGGTTCAAGTCCGAAGAAGTACCAGATTTGGAGTTTGTAAAGCAAGTCTACGAGTGTTCTGATCGCAAAGCAAAAGAGTATTTGACCATCCTGACACGGGAACAGATTGATTCTTTAAAGGAAACCCACCATCACCTCATAACTAAGAAAACCTAAATATAAATAAAGATATTTAGGAGATAGTATGAGTAGTATAGGTGTAGAGGATTTACTAGAAGTAGATCTGCCAAATGTAGAAAACTTCCTTAAAGTAAAGGAAACATTGACAAGAATTGGTATAACCTCCAAAAAGGAGAATAAGTTATTCCAATCTTGTCATATTTTACATAAACGCGGAAAGTATTATATTGTTCATTTTAAAGAACTTTTTCTTTTAGATGGATTGGAATCCGATATTGATGCCAATGATATTGGCAGAAGAAATCGTATTGCTAAACTGTTAGAAGAATGGGGCTTGATTGTGGTAAAGGATCAAGTAAAATTAAATAGCAATATAGTAGGATTAAATCAGATTAAAATCATATCCCACGCAGATAAATCTAATTGGGAATTGTGTCCTAAATATCACATAGGTAAAAAGAAATGATACCATACTCATACGATCTCTCAATTGACAAGGGTTCGACATATGATCTTGAATTCTATATGTTGAACGATGATAATACCACTCCATACTATCTTCTCGGAACAAATGCATCTTCGACTTATAGTTGCAGAATGCAAATTAGAAGATCATATCTTTCAGAAGAAAAACTAATTGATCTTGATACCGAACCAACTACCAATCAATATATTGGTGATTATATCGTTTTCTCGCAAGAGGAAGCAGGATTAATAAAACTAAGAATAAGTTCTACTACCACAAAAGAACTACCACCAGGCAAACATTTCTATGATATTGAATTAGAAGATGCTGATGGTGTTGTCTTGAAACTTATGAAAGGTAGAGCAGAAGTCATCGGAGAAATCACCAGATGATTATTAAAATTAAAAGACAACCAGTTATCAATATTTTGATTAGGAAGGCATGAGAAAAGATCATCCTGTCTTTATTTACTCTCAAGATTACCATCGTTCTATGTTTAATGCCGATGGATCTGACAACACATCCGTAAATAATACAGAATTTTATCCATCATATTTACCTCGTCATTCCGATTTTTATTTTTTAAATTTCAATTCAGGTGATGTTGTATCGGATCCATATGGAAATCATCCAGTTGGGTGGAATCCAAATTCAAGAAATAAAACACAAATAGACGATGCTATAAATTCTTTCCCAAGAAGAATGCTTGAAAATCTTGTTTTGATTTCTGGTAAGGATGGAAGTCCCATACCTATAGCTGGAAGTTATTTTACTAAAATGTTGGATCATGAACCTGGCACTATCCAACCATATTCTTGTCTGATAACGGATGAAAATGGAGAAATTCCAGGCTTAACAAATTTTGCACCAGCAGATATTGATGGTGGTACATTCGGTGGTGAGAGTTAATATATGCCTACAATAATCAAAATTAAAAGATCTACAAATACTGGAAATGTTCCTGATGCTGGAAGTCTTGCATTAGGTGAACTTGCTATCAATATTCCTGATAAAAAAGTATGGGTAGGTACTGGTGGTCCGAGCGATTCTCCTGTTCTTCTTGTTGATTATAATGCAATGGGTTCGGGTGTCACTGATGGAACAAAAGGTGATATTACTGTAAGTTCTGGTGGTACTGTATGGACTATAGGTGATGCAACCGTTGGTGTAAACAAAATATTTGCAACAGGTACTGCATCTGCCACTACATTCCTTCGTGGTGATGGTACATGGGCAACTCCCGCAGGCGGCGGCACAAACTCCACGCTCACTATTGGAACAGGATTGAGCGGTGGTTCTTACAACGGAAGTACTCCAGTAACCGTTGCAGTAGACACAAGCACAATTGCAACAAAAACTTATGTACAGACCAACTTCCAACCATTGGATTCTGATCTTACTTCAATTGCTGCATTGAGTGGATCGCGCGGCGTATTGATCAAGAATGGTACTCAGGGTTGGCAACTGGATACTGACACATATTGGCAAAATACAAATGATGGTTCTGGTTCTGGTCTTGATGCCGATTTAGTACACGGCATCAATGGTCTTTACATGGTTTCAAGTCTTTCAACTGGTATTTTGCATGGTGGAATCCTTACCATAAATGGAAGTGATCCTTCTAAATTTGATATAACTGCTGGTAGAGGTGTTATTCATTATGCAGGCGCTTCACATACCGCAGATCCTGCACCAACTACAACTGATGTTACATGGTCAGCACTTACTGGTCAAACGGTAACAAACATAGGAACACAAAGCACAACTTGGTTGTATATCGACCCAAGTGGTGTTCTGCATCAACAGGGAACATACTATACCGACGATCAGATTGAAAATAATCTGATTATTGGTGCATTGGTGCATCCAAATAATTCCACCATAACTCTTGCAAGAACAATTGCAAATACTGCTTACTCAACAGACAAGCAATATGAACAATTTATTCGTGCATTCGGACCACTAAAGGTATCTGGACATGCAGTATCACTCGCCGCATCTGGTACAAATCCACTAGGACTCAATCGTGCTTCTGGTAAAGCATTCATGTTGGGTCGTAATTATGTAAATGATGCAAATAACCCAAGTATTGTTTCGGATGATGCAAAAATAAACGCAACATTTTATCGTTATTACCGTGGAGCAACCTCTGGTTCATTCATAACAGTAATCAATCAAACTGTAATTGATCCAAATAATTATGATAATGGATCTGGAACTCTGCAATCCGTACCTTCGAATAAACAATACCAGATTCAAAGAATATTTTTCTATCCAAATACTCCAGATGTTCTGGGTGTGTATTATGGAAGATACACATACGCGACAATGTTGGATGCAACCTACAACATTGATCTTGAAGACTTCACCGAAATCGAAAACAGTAGAACAAATGCAATCTTTGTCGGTTATCTGATTGTCAAGAAGGGTACTACAGATTTAAATACCGCATACGCTGCTGGTGATTTGCAGATAATTCAAGCAGGACAATTTAGAAGCACTACTTCTGGTGGTGGTACAGTTGCAGTCAATCTTGATGCTCTTACCGATGTTACAGTCACAACTCCTGCTGATAACAATTTGTTGTATTATAATAATGCAAGTTCTCTCTGGGTAAATGGAAGTGCATCTACAATTGGTCTTGCAACCGTAACTGGTTCTGAAACACTGACCAATAAAACAATTAGTGGTGCAAGTAATACCTTAACTAACATTGGTAACTCTTCGCTTACTAATTCTTCGATTACGATCAACTCCACTTCAGTATCTTTGGGTGGTAGCATATCTGGACTTGCAACCACAAGTGGCAATCTTTCTCAATTTGGATCTACCACTTCATCTCAACTCGCTGGTGTGATTTCCGATGAGACAGGTTCTGGTTCGTTGGTATTTGGTACATCTCCAACAATAACAACACCAACAATTATTTCTCCAACAGTAAGTAATCTTTATCTTTCCGATGGATTGATTCTTGTTGAAGGTACTACAAATGATAACAATGAGATGTCTCTTGTTGTTGGTACATTAAGTGCAGATAGAACAATCACATTCCCAGATGCAACGGGTACAGTTGCTCTTACTGCAAATAAACTTAGTGCATTTGCATCTACTACTTCTGCTGAACTTGCTTCTGTAATTTCAAACGAAACTGGTTCTGGTTCGTTGGTATTTGGTACATCTCCCACCTTTACTACTTCAGTAATTGCGGGAAGTGCATCAATGGATATCTTTAATACCACCGCAACAACAGTCAATGCATTTAATGCTGCTACCACTCTTTCGTTGGGAACTTCTGCAACCACCTTTACATTAGGTGCAAATGGTTCTGGTACTGCAAGTATTCGTAACAGTACGGTTACACTGGGCAGAAATGCAGTTACATTAAATACCAATAGTGGTCTTAGTAATAATCTAACAATATCTCCGTATGGTTCATTGATTTTATCACCAACTGGAAGTGCAATAGTTGGTGGTACATATCCCAGTATGACTATACAAAATACTGATCAAGCAGCAGGATTGATCAAACATGAAGGTGGAGATGTATATCTTGGCGTAAAAACAGATGATAGTTTAGTTACTACTCCAGTAAATATTATATTTGAAGGTACAACTTCAAATAGTTTCAAGACAACTCTAACCGTTACTGATCCAACAGCAAACAGAACAATAACACTTCCAAATGTAACAGGAACTGTAATTACTTCAGGTAATCTTACAGACATTACAAGTACGGGAACAATTGCTTCTGGTACATGGAATGGTGGAACCATTGGTACAGGTTATGGTGGTACTGGACTCACTTCGTTTACTTCTGGTGGTGCGGTATATGCAACAAGTACATCCGCATTGACTACTGGTACTCTTCCAATTAGTTCTGGTGGTACTGGAACAACTACGGGCAGTATTACTGGATCTGGTGCATTGACATTTACTGCGGGTGGAACAAATACCAATATTACTCTTGTTCCAAATGGAACTGGTAGTATTGATGCATCCACCAAATCTATAATAAATCTCAAAGATCCAACAAATGATCAAGATGCAGCAACAAAGAAATATGTTGATGATGTGGCACAAGGACTGCACATTCACTCCAGTACCAAAGCAGCAACAACTGCAAAACTTGCTACTCTAACTGGTGCTACTGTATCTTATAACGCAGGAACACAAGCAATCACATGGACAGGTGGTACTGCTCTTACAAGTACATTTACTGATGGTATCTCATTCACCACCAGTACAACCGAAGCATCTGCTGATCGCATTTTGGTAAAGAATGAAGGAGATGTTGGTGGGTTGGGTTCTGCATATAATGGTATTTACTACTGCTACGGTGCAAGAGAACTCAGAAGAGCAGCAGATGGCAATATTGCAGCAGATTGTGCAGGAGGAGATTTCTGCTTCGTTCTAGAAGGAACTCTGTACAACAATACTGGATGGGTTCAAACAGAAAAAATAACGACTCTAAACACCGATCCTATTTTGTTTGACCAGTTCTCTGGTGCTGGAACATATACGGCAGATGAAGTTACCCTTACCAAGTCAGGTAGTCAATTTAGCATAAAGAGTACATATGTTGGTCAAACAAGCATCACGACTCTTGGTACTGTTGCTACAGGTACATGGAGTGCAACTGCAATAGGTGCAACTAAGGGCGGAACAGGTCTTAGTGCTTATACTGCGGGTGATATGCTATATTCATCCGCAACAAATACACTGAGCGCACTTGCGATTGGTACTAGCAATTATGTTCTGACTTCATCTGGAACTGCTCCACAATGGACTGCAAACACAGGTACAGGAAATGTTGTTCGTGCAACATCACCTACATTTACAACATCAATTGATAGTGGTGCTACCTTTGCTGCGTTTGGTTCAAGTACCGCGTTAACATTCGGTTATTCTGGTACATCATCGTCTACAACAAATATTGCAACTGGTACTCTAAGTTCTGCTCAAACTAAAACCATCAATATTGGTACTGGTGCTTCTGCGGCACGAACTACTAATATTAATATGGGTAATGGTGGTTCTGGTGGCATTTATTTGAATGGTGCTGGTGTTTATATTGGTGATAGTACTCTTTCTTCTCCAGGCACTCTTTATGTTGATACTATTTCTCCTTATAGCGATCTTACACCAATATTAATATCTGGTGGTAGTGGTGGTGTTAATTTAGATTCTGGCGTTGCAATTTCTATTGGAGATTATGGTGGTGCAGGAAGTAACACTATGTTGACTGTAGATGATAGTGGTAGAAAAATCACCGCATTTGCAGATCTTAATGGTTTTCAATTAAAAACACGAACAGAATTACGATTCTATGATACCGACAATTCAAATTATGTTGGATTTAAAGCACCCGCCACGGTTTCCGCAGACAAGATGTGGACGCTTCCTTCTGCTGACGGTACAACAGGACAAGTACTCAGTACAAATGGCTCTGGTACATTAAGTTGGGTCACCGCATCTGGTAGTACAAGTGCCGCTGGATCCGATACTCAAGTACAATTCAACGATGGTGGAACTGCGTTCGGTGGTGATTCGGGCTTGACTTATAACAAAACAACCGATACACTATCCGTGGGTCTTACTTCTGCTGCTGGTATATTGAATGTAAAAGGACAAGGAGAAGTTCGCTTTAACGATGCCGACTCTTCAAATTATGTTTCTTTCAGATCAGCAGCAACAGTTTCTTCAAATGTCACATGGACTCTACCAAGTACGGATGGATCAGCAGGAACATATCTAACAACCGATGGTTCTGGTACATTATCATTTGCATCAGTACCAGCAGTAGAGTTGTTCTTGTTCTCTCAAGGTATAATCTGATAAATAATAGCACAGGAGATTTATTATGGCAACAACCGCACAATACACCGCACAACCAATCATCGAATATGCACAAGTCACGACTTCCGATACTTCGCTTACTGCACCAACAAACAGTTCTTTAGTTTGCAGCGGACCAGCAGTATCGGCAGCAAACGGTGTTGGTAAAAGAATTATTCGTGTATCAATAGTACCAACCGCAACAACAACTGCTACGACCATTCGTTTCTTTATTAGTCTGGACAACGGAACAACCAAGCGTCTACTGGTTGAAAAGATCGTTCCTGCGGTAACAGTAACTGCTGGTACTACTCCAGTTCCTCGTCAAGAAGTCCCAGAGTTGGTTGGTCTTGTACTTCCAGGCGGAACAGGTGCAAGCACCGTTTCCATTTATGCATCCACTTCAGTCACAGCAACAACCAATATCATCGTTGAATCTGGCACATTATGAATCAAGGATTGTTTGCGTTTCCTGCAATAGACATATCTTCGGACATTTCAAACTTTAAAGAGTTTGATGGTTCTGGTACATACACAATACCTAGAGGTGCATCTCGTTTGCTTATTTACGCAATAGGTGCGGGTGGCGGAGGGGGTGGTGGTGGAAGAACTGCTGCAACTACAACTGCATCTGCTGGCGGAGGTGGAGGAGGTGGTGGTGGATTTGTACTACAGGATTTTTTGGTATCCGATCTCGGCGGATCTGGAACTACATTAACAGTTACTATTGGTTCGGGTGGTAGCGGTGGTCAGGGAGGTCTTTCAAATGGTACTGGTGGTGGTGCAGGACTTGCGGGCGGAAACACAAGTATTGGTATTTCTGGTAAACCAGGCTTTCTAATCATAGCACCAGGCGGAACAAACGCTGCTGCTCAGGGTGGTACAGGAGCAACTGCTGGCACAGGCGGCGCCGCTCGTACTTCTTGGATATTTGGATATCCATTGGCAATGACTGCTGGTTCTACTGGTGCAGCTGCTGGCGCAAGTGCAAGTAGTTCAAGTCCAGTAACTTTTACATATAATGGTGGAATTGGTGGAGGTGGATCCTCTACTACACAGGTCGGTGGTACTGGTGGAAATATATTACCAGCAACTGGTAGTACTGTTGCTAGTTTAATTGCTTCAGATTATACAAGAAATGCTTCAGTATATCCAAACATTCCACAAGCGACAAATGGTCCAAATGCAAATTCTCTTCGCGTATCCATAATGGGATCAAGAATGTCTCCGTGGTTTGGTGCAGCAGGAGGCGGTGGTGGAAATGCTACTACCGCAGGAAATGGCGGAACAGGTTATCGCGGATCTGGTGGAGGAGGCGGAGGCGGAGCAAATGCGACTACCGCAGGAAACGGTGGAAACGGCGGAAATGGTTATGTTGCAATACTTGCAATACAATAATGGGAGTAATTGATATATGAACAATGGATTTTTTGGTTTTCCTACCACTACATTAGTAGAACAAAGTATAATAAGTGTCAAAGAAATTGATGCTTCTGGTACATATGTGATTCCTCCAAATGCAAAAAGATTATTAATATTTGCTGTTGGTGGTGGAGGAGGCGGAGGTGGAGGTGGAAGAACCACCAACGCAACTACTGCTTCTGGTGGTGGTGCGGGCGGAGGCGGCGGTGGATTTGTCATACAAGATTTCTTAGTCTCTGATCTTGGTGGATCAGGAACTACTTTGACAATTGCTATAGGAACGGGTGGAACCTCAGGCGCAGGTGGTGCAACAAACGGTTCGGTTGGTACTGCTGGTGGTACTGGAGGAAATACAACACTTGTCGTATCTGGTAAACCAGGCTTCCTAATCATAGCACCAGGCGGAGTAGGTGGTGGTGGTGCTACCGCAGCAGGAGTAACAGGCGGAACTGCTGGTGCCTCTCGCGTATCTTGGATGTATGGATCCGCATTAACAATGACCGCTGCTGGTGCTGGGGGTAGTGCTACAGCTGGTGGTGCTATAACAATAGTATCTTTTGGTAGTTCTGGTGGTTCTGGTGGTGGTGGAGCAACCGCAGCAACTGTAGGTCAAACGGGAGGACAGATAGCTCCGACCGCAACTGGTGGTACTGCGGTTAGTGTAGTTGATGCTTATTATACCAGAAATACCAATATATATGGTTATCCCACACCTTCTGGTGCGCCAGCAGAAACAAATGGCAAAACTGCAACTATGCTTCCGTATCCACAAATAATGGGTAAATTGTCGCCTGGATTGCCTGGCGCAGGCGGAGGTGCTGCTTCCGCTACCGCGGCAGGAAACGGCGGAGCAGGATATCGCGGATCAGGTGGCGGCGGCGGTGGTGGAGCAAACGCGGTTACCGCTGGTGCTGGTGGTAAAGGTGGCGACGGATATGTATATATCGTTGCATTAACATCATAAAGGAAAATAAACATGAGATGGGCATTAGTAAATACCGAAACTAGTATTGTAGAAAATATTGTCGTATGGGATGGATCTGGTAATCTATTCTCTGATTATCAATGTGTTGCTTTACAAGAAAATGAATCTTGTATTATTGGACAATTATACACTGAAAATGATTTGCCAAGATTCTCTGGTACTATAATAGAACCAAAGTCATATACCGCATATGAATTTTTAAAGAGACTTACTTTTACAGAAAGAGCAGCAGTCAGAACCGCTGCTGAGACTGATGCTGGTGTTGCTGACTTTTTAATGTTTGCAGAATTTGCTCAAGAAATTCGAACAAATGATCCTGTTACTATTCAGGGAATGGACTATCTAGTATCAGTTGGTATCTTGACACAGCAGCGAAGAGATGAGATAATGTCCTGATACACAGAAAGTGAATTATAAATTATGAAACCAACATATTTGAATGTTTATTGTAAGTCTCCTTATGCAACTTTACCGAAACACGCAACCGAACAGTCTGCGTGTTTTGATATTTGTGCCTGCATAAAACAAGAAAAAATTGCAGTTTACGGTGCATATGGTTCTACAAAGAAAGAAGTAGAACCAACAAATGATCTATCATTTACTTTGCATCCTATGCAACGAGTAGCAATACCAACAGGATTGATTTTAGATATTCCAGTTGGTTATTCGGTTCGTTTGCATCCGCGATCAGGATTGGCATTAAAGAATGGAATCACAATGACCAATTGTGAAGGAATTATTGATTCTGATTATGTAGATGAACTAAAAGTAATTTTGGTAAATACAGGATCTGAACCATTTACTATCGAACACGGTGATAGAATCTGTCAAGCAGAACTCATAAAAACACTTGACTATCAACTGGTTCAGTGCTATACTCCACCATCACAGAAGTCCGACCGTATGGGTGGATTTGGATCAACAGGAGTATCATCGTGAATCGTGAAGATTTAATTATGCATCATGAGGATCTGTGCCGTCAAGCACTAGAACTCATGAAAAAGAAAAACCATGACTATGCTGGAAATAGTGGAAAGACACCTTTTGCAAACTTTGAACGATGTGAAGCAATGGGTATCTGCACCACCGAAGCAGGATTCCTAGTACGCATGACCGACAAGTTATCACGCTTGTCTACCTTTGCAGATGCTGGTAGACTACAAGTTGATAACGAAGGTTACAATGACGCAATCGTAGACATCATCAATTACTGCGTACTATTCTCTGCTTATGTCAAATCAAAAAATCTACACTAATATTTCTGTAAGAGGAGATAATATCCTCTTTCGTGGATACGAGAACGGAAGGAGAGTCCATCAAAAGATTCCCTTCCGTCCTACTCTATATGTACCCGCCAAAAAGAAAACAGAGTACAAGACTCTGTTCGGTGAGTATGTTGAACCCTTTCAGCCTGGTTCTATCAACGATTGTCGTGAGTTCATTCAGCAATATTCCGATGTAAAGGGGTTTTCTATTTATGGAAACACCGACTTTACTTATCAATTTATTGGCGAAGAGTTTCCCAATGAAATTGAATATGATGCTGAAGACCTCAGAGTGGCATACATAGATATAGAAACCAAATGTGAGGAAGGATTTCCAGATGTCGCAACAGCAAGTGAAGAAATTAATGCTATCACTATCCGCGTTGGGACTTCTGTTTGTACCTTTGGATTGGATTCTTTTAAGCCTGTTCATGATGAGCATGACGCTCGTTGCTACTCTTCAGAGTCCAGACTCCTACAAGATTTCCTGAGTTATTGGGAAAGTCTTGACATTGATATTGTCACGGGTTGGAATGTAAACTTCTTCGACATTCCGTATCTCATCAATCGAATTGAAAGAATTCTTGGTGAGGGAGAATCAAAGCGTCTTTCTCCGTGGCGTCAAATTAAAGAAAGAATAGTTACCGTGATGCAAAGGGATCATACTGTGTATGATCTTGTTGGTATTTCTACACTAGACTATTTTGATCTTTATCGTAAACTCACATTTGTAAATCGTGAATCTTACAAGTTGGATCATATTGCATATGTGGAACTGGGAGAAAGAAAGACATCTTACTCTGAGTATGATAGTCTGAGCGAATTCTATACCAAGAACTTTCAAAAGTTCATTGAGTATAATGTCAAGGATGTCGATCTAGTGGTTCGCTTGGAAGAGAAACTTCGTCTGATGGAACTTGCCTTGCGTATTGCATATTCCGCAAAGGTAAATCATAATGACATTTTCTCTCAGGTTCGCACATGGGATCAGATCATCTATCATCATTTGAATTCCCAGAAGATTGTAATCCCCATGAAGAAATCGGGAGACAAGGACGATCAGTTTGCTGGCGCATATGTAAAAGAACCAGTGCCAGGAATGTATAATTGGGTGGTATCCTTTGACTTGGATAGTCTGTATCCACATTTGATTATGCAATACAACATCTCTCCTGAGACTCTAACAAAGGACGGTAAGCGGGGGTATGTAAGTCCTGATGGAGTATTGGACGGTGGTGTAGTCACCGCAACTTATCTTCAGGAATATACTGCAAAGGATCTTTCTATTGCAGCAAACGGAACAACATATTCTAGAAAGAAGCAGGGATTTCTTCCCAGTCTGATGGAAACCTTGTATGAAGAGCGAAAGCAATACAAGAAGAAGATGTTGGAATGTAAGGCTCAATATAAACTTCTTCCTGCTGATGCATCCGAAGAACAAAAGAGTAAGTTGAAGAAGGATATCGCAAAGTATCACAACTTCCAACTTGCTCGTAAGATTCAGTTGAATTCTGCTTTCGGTGCAATCGGAAATCAATACTTCCGATATTATAATCTTGATATGGCAGAAGCAATTACCATTTCTGGTCAGTTGTCTATTCGTTGGATTGAAAAGCATCTAAATGCTTACATGAATAAATTGCTCAAGACAACCGATGAGGATTATGTAATTGCAAGCGATACGGATAGCATTTATCTTTGCTTTGATAAATTGGTAAATGAATGTGCAAAGGGTGCAGATGACAAGAAGATCGTCAAGTTCCTTCTTGATGTTTGTGACAAGCAAGTAGAACCATTCATTCATAAGAAATATGATGAACTTTGCGGTAAAATGAACGCATATGAACAAAAGATGCGTATGAAGCGCGAAGCGATTTCAAACAAGGGTATTTGGACTGCAAAGAAAAGATACATGCTGAATGTTCTTGTAGGTGAAGATGGTGTAGTCCTTACCAAACCAGAACAAAAGATCATGGGTATCGAAACCGCAAGATCTTCTACGCCAGAAATTGTTCGTAATGCTCTTGCCGATTGCATCGAAATTCTTTTGAATGGAAACGAAGAGCAGTTGATAAAGTATACCGAGAAGTTTCAAAAGGAATTTAATTCTCGTCCTGTTGAAGATATCGCGTTTCCCCGTGGATGCAATGGTATGGATAAGTATTCCGATTCCACAAACATCTATCGTAAGTCAACACCTATTGCAGTAAAGGGATCTTTGCTGTATAATCACTTCATTCGTAAGAACAATCTTCAAAAGAAGTATTCTCTTATCAAGGACGGTGAGAAAATTAAGTTTGTATATCTGAAGGAACCCAATCCGTTTGGTGCGGGAGTTGCATCTTTTCCAGGCAAACTACCAAAGGAGTTTGACCTAGATAGATTCATAGACTTCAACAAGCAGTTTGAAGTATCGTTCGTTGAACCACTAAAGACCATCCTTGACGCGATTGGATGGAAAATAAAGAAGGAACAAACCCTTGAATCCCTGTTTGCTTGATCTTGTCGATGAATTAAAAGTGTACGCAGACGCAAATGGTTTACCAATCATTCCTCCCGATAAGTGGAGAGAGATGAATGAAAACTATACAAAGCAAGATATCAAAGATGCTCTTGCCAAGTACATTGTTACATACAAACCAAAGTTTCCATTTCGGGAAATCGAAGAGTCTGAAATTGTAAATAAGTTTAGCAAATTCTGCAAAGATGACATGTCTAAGTTTATCTTCAATTCAACCGCGTTGAAGTCCCGCGATGTCATGGAAAAGTATGATGACTATAAGTATCCATTTACGGAATATGGATTTGGTCTGATTCAATTTGGTCATTATTACAATGATGTAAGTAATTTCTTTCAACAAGAGAATCGTCTATCCTGTGGATCTTATGGATTTGCCGCTCCTCTTGAAATATGGAAAGATGAGTCTCTTCTTCAGAAGATGAACTATACCTTTTGGAGATTGGGCAATAATCAAGTCGGACTACACAATTGGAGAGGTTCGTTCCGCCTTGGTGCATATGTCGCAACTCAGTTCAAACCACATGTCGCAAAATCAATCTATCAGATGACTAATGCAAAAGTCGTGATGGATACGAGTTGCGGGTGGGGAGATCGTCTTGCAGGATTCTATGCTTCAAATGCAGAAGAATTTTATGGATGCGATCCTAATGAAAATGTATTTGAAATGTACAAGAAACAATGCATTTGGTATGAGAAGCAATTAGGTTGTGATAATCCATACATTTATGAAGCGGATAATTACTTCTATTGTAGTGGAAAGAAACATGTTACTCTTTTCAGAAAACCCGCAGAAGATGTGGATTGGGTTGCAATCTGCCCACCCTATGGTATTGATTGTATGTTTACATCTCCTCCGTATTTTTCCACAGAACTTTATAATAAAGGCGGAGAAAATGAACAAGATCAATCGTGGTCAAGATACAATGAATACGACAAGTGGAGAGAAGGTTTCTTCTTCCCCATGCTACGCAAAGTATGGCCTGTGATTAAAGATAAAGGATTTGTGTTTATTAATATTATGGATCCTGTTATCAAGGGAACACGATATCGAACTTGCGATGAACTGGTTGACTTTATGTGTGATGAATTAAAAGCAACCTTCATTGGTCAACTGGGTATGCGTATCAAGCAACGACCAAAGAAAATGGAATCTGGATTAAATGAATTTTTGACAAAAGATTTTATAGAAAACATTTGGTGTTTCGGTAAAAACAATGGTACACTACCGAACACAGACTGCACACTAGAATCAATTATGGGAGATGATGATGAACTTTTTAAATGATATAATTAAAGCATCGGGAAATCAATACGCATCCACAGTAGATGAGGGATTGGAAGGAAGCGATGTAAGCGGATATGTAGATACTGGTTCTTATATTCTGAATGCTCTGTTGTCGGGAAGTCTGTACAACGGAATGCCAGACAATAAGATCGTAGCACTTGCGGGTGAGTCTGCTACAGGTAAGACTTACTTTGCACTTGGTATTGTTAGGCGTTTCCTACAGGACAATCCTGATGGTGTGGTGCTGTACTTTGATTCGGAGCAAGCAGTAACTTCAGAGATGTTCAAGGAGCGTGGAGTCGATCCTAAGCGGATCGCCGTGTTCCCCGTAGCAACGGTAGAGGAGTTCCGTAGACAAGCAATCACCATCGTAGACAAGTGCTTGGAGATGAAGGAATCTGAACGCAAACCTATGTTTATTGTTCTTGATTCTCTAGGAATGTTGTCCACAGAGAAGGAAATGAACGATACCGCAGAGGGTAAGAATGTTCGTGATATGACTCGCGCACAAGTAGTGAAGTCTACTTTCCGTGTTCTTACAATCAAACTTGGTGTTGCAAAGATTCCTATGCTTATGACGAATCACACATATGATGTTGTTGGTGCTTATGTTCCAACAAAGGAAATGGGTGGTGGTTCTGGTCTTAAGTATGCTGCATCCACAATTGTTTATCTTTCCAAGAAGAAGGAAAAGAACACAGAAGGTGATGTAATCGGTAACATCATTCATTGTAAGTTGTACAAGGCAAGATTCACCAAGGAAAACAAGATGGTGGATGTGCTTGTTCGATACGATAGTGGACTAGATCGTTACTATGGTCTAGTTGATCTTGCGTTAGATCATGGTATATTCAAGAAGGTATCGACTCGTATTGAACTTCCCGATGGTTCTACTTGTTTTGAAAAGAACATCATTGAGAACCCAGAGAAGTACTTTACAAAGGAAGTCATGGAAAAGTTGAATGTAGCAGCACAGAAAGAGTTCTGCTATGGACAAGATGAAACATCAACTAAGGATGATGAATGAGTTCACTAGAAGACATTATCTTCAAGAATCTGTTAGAGAATGAATCATATATGCGAAGGGTTATTCCTTTCGTCAAGGAAGATTACTTTCAAACAAAGTCGGAGAAACTACTCTTCAAGACTGTTCGTGAATACATCACGAAGTACAATGCTTCTCCCTCTGTAGATGCCATTACGATTGATCTACAGAACAGTAATGAACTGACTCAAAAGGAATTCGATGAACTTGGTGAAAGACTCAAGGACTTCAGTTCTATTGCTGTGCAGGATGAGGAATGGTTGATTGACAAGACAGAAAAGTTTTGTCAGGACAAGGCAATCTATAATGCCATCCTAGAATCTATTCATATCATCGAAGGTAAATCAAAGTCAAAGAACACAACTGCTTTGCCAGATATTCTTTCTGAAGCATTGTCCGTTTCTTTTGATACCCATGTAGGACACGATTATCTTGAAGATGGTGAGAAGCGATATGACTTCTATCATAAGATCGAACATCGAATTCCGTTTGATCTTCAATACTTCAACGATATCACCAATGGTGGTACACCTCAAAAGACATTGAATGTTATTCTTGCGGGTACTGGAGTAGGTAAGTCGTTGTTCATGTGTCACCATGCTGCGAATTGTCTTGCACAGAACAAGAATGTGTTGTACATTACTTGTGAAATGGCAGAAGAAAGAATTGCAGAAAGAATTGATGCTAATCTAATGGATACTACATTGGATGATCTCAAGGAACTACCCAAACAAGCATACGAAGCAAAGTTGAACAGGCTTACAAATCGTATCAAGGGTAAGTTGATCATCAAGGAATATCCTACTGCATCTGCTAGTGCCAATCACTTCAGATATCTGATTGATGAGTTGCAGTTGAAGCGTAAATTTGTTCCTGATATTATCTTTATTGATTATCTAAACATCTGTGCTTCATCTCGCTATAAAAACAATGGTAGCGTGAATTCGTATACCTACATCAAAGCAATTGCAGAAGAATTGCGAGGACTTGCTGTAGAGAAGAATGTTCCTATCTTTACTGCAACACAGACAAATAGAACAGGGTATTCAAGTTCAGATGTAAATCTTGAAGACACATCTGAATCATTCGGTTTGCCAGCAACTGCTGACTTTATGTTTGCAATTATGTCCAATGAGGATCTAGATAAACAGGGACACATACTTGTCAAGCAGTTGAAGAACCGCTATAATGATCTTGCTACGAAGCGTAAATTCGTAGTCGGAATCAATCGCTCCAAGATGAAACTCTATGATGTAGAGGAATCAGCACAGAGTGGATTGGTTGGTACGGGTAACGATGACGATGTGGGTGTCGAAGGGTTCGACAACAAATTCAAAAAGAGTCGTCAATCGTATCGTGAACAGGTAAGTTCTTGGAAAATAAACAATGAAGCAGAGTGAAGAAATCGTTTACAAGCAAGTTCAGTTTATTCGTGACAATGATACTCGCACAGTTGAGCAACGCCACAATGATCTCCCGTTCGTGCGGGATGAAGATCTTCCCGAGTGGGAAGCATGGTGGAATCACACAATGAGCGGACTCGCACCTAAGAATGTCTATAATAATTGACAAAAAGTTTATTGGCATGGTGTCCCCGATGCTTGAGAAATTCAAGTGGAAGAAGGACAACCTTGCCAATTTTCGTTGCCCGATTTGTGGCGATTCCGACAAGAGCAAGTCAAAGGCTCGTGGATATTTCTTTTCCAAGAAGAACGATATGTTCTTCTGTTGCCACAATTGCGGTGCATCTCATACTCTGTATAGATTTTTAGAAATTGTTTCTCCTTCTCTCTGCAAGCAATATTCGCTTGATCGTTGGAAGGAAGGCGAAACAGGTCATTCTAACTATACAAAACCCGAGTTCAAGTTTGAGAAACCAGTATTCCGTAAGGACATGGGTACTGCTCAACGACTTGATACTCTTGATGAAAATCATATGTGTTTAACATATGTGAAGAGTAGAAAGATTCCCGAATCTGCCTATTCTCGTTTGTACTATGTCGAAAACTTTGATGCTTGGTTAAAAGAAATAGATCCGACTGCTACCAATGTACCAAAGGATAAAAGACTTATCATTCCTATCTTCAATGCGAAGGGTGGACTGATAGGTGTTCAAGGACGAACCCTTGAGGATCATCATTTGCGTTACATTACAATAAAGTTGGACAAAGATGTTGAAAGATTATGGTACGGGCTCGAGCAGAGTTTCAATTCAGAGACAATACTTGTTGTCGAAGGCCCGTTGGACTCTTTATTCTTGCCTAATTGTGTCGCTATGGTGGGCATCAATAACACAGGGTGCATACCAAAGGCAATTAGAGGAAAGAAAATCATATTTGCAGTTGACAACGAACCTCGTAACGAAGCAGTCGTTGAACAGATGCAGAAATTGATCGAAGCAAAACGAGACATTGTAATCTGGCCAGAATCAGTCAAAGAGAAAGATGTAAATGACATGGTTCTTGCGGGTATGTCTCCAATCGAAATATCAACGATCATGCAACAAAATTCGTGCAATGGTCTTGAAGCAAAACTAAAACTTAACACTTGGAAAAAAGTATGAATCCCGAAGATTACGAAAACTACGAACAGAATGTAATGCAAGCAGTCATTGAATTTAATACTCTATTCTCTGACTATATCAAGCAAATGGATCCTGATCTTTGGACCCGTGCAGTTGATTATGCAAAGTCTTTTGCCGCAAGTGGAAATGTTACTTTCAATTATGCGGAAGAGAAGACTCCGCAAATTATCCTTACAAATCTTTTGTCACAGACTATCTTTATCAAAGAACTTGCTCTTGATATCGAAGAAACTAGAGATGAGTATTTGGACTTTGTAGAAGAAAACAGTAAGTTGCCAACTGCAAGCATCATGCTTAAATGGCTTGAGAAAACAGGCAATACACCAGACGATCCTTTTGGTTATGAAAATGATCTAAAGATGTTCATTCTATGTGAGCATAAGTTCAAGTTTAATGAATTTGATGACGAGGATTGGATGAATTATACTAATGTTGCAATAACTTGTGTTCAAAACAAAGAATTCCAAAAGCAATATACAGATATTCTTCTGAACAACCTGAGTGAAAAATCTGATATCTATCAGTATTACATTCGTTGCATGGAGGAACAGGATAATGTTTAATGTGAAAGTGTTGGATAAAGGTTCGGTTGATTATGTCGCACACATGGGAGATGATCTCATGGTGGTTAATGCTGCTAGAGTTTCTTTTGCAAAGGAAAGCGAATTAGAAACAATCGAAACTCCCGATGGTACTAAAAATGTCATGTCCGAGAAGGACAAGAAACTAATTAAGTACCTAGCAGAACACAAGCATTGGACTCCATTTGCACATCCGCAAATTACTTTGCGTATCAAGGCTCCAATTTCTATTCGTACTCAACTTTTTAAACACAAAGTTGGATTTGTGGAGAACGAAGTGTCGCGCAGATATGTGAGCAATGAACCTGAATTTTACAATCCAATGTGGAGATCAAAACCCATAAATGGAGCAAAGCAAGGTTCCGAAGCACCTGTACCACTAGGAAGCGATGAATATAATCTTTGCAATATTGCTTATAGTTTTATTGTAAATGAAGCATTGGATACCTATAATAGACTACTAAGTAAAGGTATTGCTCCTGAACAAGCACGATTCGTTTTACCGCAGGGAGCATACACGGAATGGTATTGGACGGGTTCCCTTGCTGCTTATGCGCGAGTATATAAGCAGAGAATGGATCCACACGCACAATGGGAAGTTCAGCAATATGCAAATGCAATTGGTAAAATAATTGCACCCCTATTTCCCGTTTCATGGGATGTTCTAACCAAATAAATAATATAAATGGATAAGTTTAAAAGTTACCTTAAAGAATCTTCTGTCCGTCCAGTAAAGTTAAGTACTGGGAAGTATTCTATTGGCAATCAACTCAAATTGCTACATGACATTCAGGGTTATAATAAAGGTGACTCTTTTACATTAATTCCTATTGACGAGGAATGTGATCCCATTTTCATGGGTGGTATTGGCGAATATGGACTTCGTGATTCTAATAATAATAAGATCTGTCTCCATGCTGGCCCACGCATTATAGATGAATTATTTGAACTGATTCCACTAGCAACCCCTCCAAGTGTCAACGAGGTGAAGGAACCTCAGGCAAGTCAAGCCTACCCTACTGCCGAGCGTGTTATAGTTGAGAGAATCATCGTACAAGGAGATAAAGGTGAACGCGGAGAACGAGGAATACAAGGACTTATTGGCGCAACTGGCCCTACAGGCGCAAAAGGTGAAAGAGGCGACAAGGGAGATAAGGGTGATGTGGGAGAACGCGGTGAACGCGGAGAACCAGGCCCAATCGGACCAGAAGGACCCCGTGGAGAAACAGGTGCTAAAGGAGATCGTGGGGAACAGGGAGAATCAGGTCCACAAGGACTCCAAGGTATTGCAGGAGAACAGGGACCAGCGGGATTAAACGGAGAAAGGGGTCCAATTGGACCTCAAGGTCCACAAGGACTTCAGGGTGAAAAAGGAGATAAGGGGGATCAAGGTGAAATTGGTCCTCAGGGCCCACAAGGACTTCAAGGTGAAATCGGACCAATTGGTCCTGCTGGTGCAAATGGTGCGCCAGGTCCGATGGGACTACAGGGCGAAAAAGGAGATCAGGGAGAACCTGGTCCTGCTGGTGAAAAAGGAGACAAAGGTGATACTGGAGATGTAGGAGTCGCAGTAGCAACTTATCCTTTAAAATTAAAAGATAAAACATTAAGCGTAGAACAAAAGTTCTTTGAAGACTTAATAGGTAATGCAACAAAAGGAAGTGCAGCACAAGGATCTGGTGGAGGTAATGTTGCACTTTATAAAGATGGACAAAAAGTTTCAAAAGCAATACGATCACTAAATTTTATTGGTGATAGTGTTACTGTGACGGAACAAAATAATCATATTGACTTGACAATTACTGGCGGTGGTCTTACATCGCCAATTGATTGTGGATCTTTCTAAAAGAAAGTTGACAAGCAATATCGGTTGTGGTATAAATATCCTCACCAACTAAATCAAGTACATAATCATTAGGAGTTTTTATTATATGAGTTTACCAACACTCTATCAGGATTTCATTCATCTTAGTCGTTATTCAAGATGGATTGAAAGTGAAAATAGACGCGAGACATGGAAAGAAACCGTTCAACGATATTTTAATTTCTTTCGTGAGCATCTGAAGAATAACCAAAATTACGAATTGAGTCCCGAACTAGAGAAAGAACTCTTTAATGCAGTTTTAAATCTTGAGATCATGCCCAGCATGAGATCTTTAATGACTGCGGGCGAAGCACTTCAACGAGACAACACAGCAGGATATAATTGTTCATATGTTGCAGTCAATCGTGTTCGTGCTTTTGATGAAATCCTATACATATTGATGTGCGGTACTGGCGTTGGATTTAGCGTGGAGAGGCAGTATGTTGAGAAACTTCCTACAATCGCAGAAGAATTCACTCCATCGGACACTACTATTGTGGTGCAGGACTCTAAGGCTGGTTGGGCTAAGTCATACAAAGAACTTGTATCCTTACTCATTAGCGGGCAAATCCCAAAATGGGATCTATCAAAGGTTCGTCCTGCTGGCGCCCGACTTAAGACATTTGGAGGTCGAGCATCAGGACCAGCGCCGCTGGATGATTTGTTTAGCTTCACGATTGACACTTTTAAGAAAGCTGCAGGCCGCAAACTCACTTCCATTGAGTGCCATGACATTATCTGTAAAATTGCGGAGATTGTCGTTGTCGGAGGTGTCCGCAGATCTGCCCTTATATCACTCAGTAATCTCACTGATGAAAGAATGCGAGAAGCAAAGAGTGGAGCATGGTGGAATGACAATCCGCAGCGAGCATTGGCCAATAACAGTGTCTCATACAAAGAAAAACCAGAAATAGGAGTGTTCATGGATGAGTGGGTTTCCCTCTATAAGTCAAAGAGCGGAGAACGCGGTATTTTCAATCGTGATGCGTGTAGACGAACTGTTGCTAAGTTGGGAGATCGCCGCGACTCATCCTATGAGTTTGGTACAAATCCTTGCAGTGAAATCATTCTACGCGACCGTGAATTTTGCAATCTTACTGAAGTTGTAGTGCGTCATGATGATAATCTTGCTTCATTGCAACGCAAAGTAAGACTCGCAACCATTCTTGGTACATTCCAAGCATCATTGACAAACTTCCCTTATCTGTCATCTGAATGGGAAAAGAACTGCACAGAAGAAGCACTTCTTGGTGTTTCAATGACAGGTATCACGGACAACAAGGAACTCCGTGATGCAAAGGCAGCAGAAGTAATTCTGAAGGATCTTCGTCATTATGCAATTCAAGTAAATAAGGATTTTGCGAAGCAAATCGGAATCAATCCTGCTGCTGCAATTACTTGTGTAAAACCATCAGGTACAGTATCTCAACTTGTAGATGCTGCATCGGGTATTCATGCTCGTCACAACGAATACTACATTCGTACTGTTCGTGCAGATCGCAAGGATCCTCTTTGCAAGATGATGATTGATCTTGGATTCCCCGCAGAACCCTGTGTCATGAAACCTGATCATACAATGGTATTTTCATTCCCGATGAAATCACCAGATGGTTGCGTCACTCGCAATGACTTGACTGCAATTCAACAACTTGAACTGTGGTTGGTGTATCAGCGCAACTGGTGTGAGCATAAACCATCCGTTACTATTACTGTAAAGGAACATGAATGGATGGAAGTCGGTGCATGGGTCTATAAGCACTTTGACGAGATTAGTGGTATTTCATTCTTACCGCATTCCGATCACAGTTACAAGCAAGCACCTTATCAGGATTGCACGAAGGAACAATATGAAGCACTCTTGGCAAAGATGCCAAAGAATGTGGATTGGACTGTCCTTCAGAATTTTGAGAAGGAAGATCAGACCGCAGGAACACAGACATTTAGTTGCACAGGTGATAAGTGCGAATTGGTGGATCTAACATCATGAGCAAACCATTTGGATATTCATATTTACTTGACATGTATAATTGCCGAGTTGGTACGGCAGATGACTTGGAACTCACCTACAGATTCCTAGAGAAACTGGTAGATGAGATTGGTATGACCCGTATGAGTCAACCAATAGTCATTCACGGACCTACCAAAAACGGTAAAGAACTCTATCCCGAAAAGTTGGGAGTGAGTGGTTGGGTTCCGCTGATCGAATCGGGTATTCAGATTCATTCAATTGAACCAACGCATTTTATTACGCTTGATGTTTATTCGTGCAATAAATTCAATCCACAAATTATTTTTGATTTTGCAAAAGTGTACTTCGGGTTTACTCAGTTCGAAGAACATTTCGTGGAGCGTGGAAAGAATTATTCACAGGTAAATTAATTTTAAGAAGAAAGGAGAAAGCATATGGAAAACTTCAATTCAGTATTTGCAAGTTCACTCGGAACAGTTTTTTATAGTATCACAGTATTTGTCGCTGGTTCGCTAATTGGCGCACAACTGTGGAACTGGATCAACAAGAAATTGCCTTGGAACAAGCAATAATTTCTCTTGACAGATGAGATAGGGATGGTATAATAGGGACATGAAGAAGATCCTTTATACCATCCTTATTCTTTGTCTGTTCACTCTTTGTGCATGTCAGCCTCAGCAGACTGACATTGTTACAGAAATCCATCGTCCCGATGGTTCTGTGGTTCGTTATGTTAATAAGAGTAACGGATTCGGGTACAATCCAAATACCACTGGCAATCTGAATGTCGGTGGAGTGGAGGGTGCTAACAACGCAACCATCATCAGCGGTGGTGGTTACGGATACGGTTACGGATATGGTGGGTATTACGGTGGAGGTTGGGGAATCGGTGGCTACGGTTACGGTGGTTATTACCCTTATTGCAATTCATTTTATTATACTCCAGGCTGTGTAACCACTCCTGGCGCAGCACCGATTCCCCAAAACCTCAATGTGTACAGGTACAATCCCGTCATCAATAATGGTGGAATGTATTATCCTGCAAATCCCTGCTATCCCCCGAGTAACTGATGCTTAGATCTAATTAAACGGGGGAATAGTATTAGTAACACTCATTCATTTTGAATGGGTGTTTTTTATTTCTTGCTTAAGATTTTCGATAACAAGTTTAAGCATATTGATTTCTGCTTTTAATTCAATAGTAACATCACTTGGTAATGGTCTATCGTCTTTGCTTACTACCAAGTTAACTTTTCTTTCACATTCACGCAAACGCATTTCTAATGTATCAATAAATGTAATTTTAGTTGCAGAAGAGATATCTTGCTGTTGTAACAGAGAAATATCTTTTTGCACTATTGATATTTTTTCCTTCATTATATTGAAATCTGTTAAGTCAGCAAATTTTGTTGTAAAATAATAATATGATGCAAGGAATATAATAGTCAAGATAGGGAT